CAGCAACAACAGGGGCGGGGGCAGCAACAACAGGGGCGGGGGCAGCAACAACAGGGGCGGGGGCAGGGGCAGGCGTAGGTGGTCCCACATCGGGGCCAGTGAGTTCACTGGCGTCACCACCAAGAAGCCCAGTCAATGACGGCCCAGTGGCGTCACCGGAGATCGTCGGACCTGTGGGACCTGTGGGACCTGTGGGACCTGTGGGACCTGTGGGACCTGTGGGACCTGTGGGACCTGTGGGACCTGTGGGCGCGGTTGGCCCTACATCCGCGCCGGTGAATTGGCTGGTATCGCCACCGAGAAGCGCTGTCAATGACGGCCCTGTGGTATCACCAGAGATGGTGGGCCCGAGGTTAATCGTGTCCCCGGTCTTGGCAGTGCCGCTCGTGTCTACAACGTGGGTGTCCCCGGTGGGGGTTACGACAAGCGCGGTGCCGTCAATGGGGTCTGTTGAAATTACCGTTCCGGTGATCGGAGGTGTTGTGCCTGTGGGCGCGGTCGGACCCGTTGGTGCAGTTGGACCTGTGGGGGGTGTCGTAATAGCATCAGGTAGGTTCTGAACGTCAAAGCGGCTCAGGATATCCAGCAGTGTCTGCGAATCCGAGACATCTAGCGGCTCTTGGTCAGAAATAACTGTTTGCGTGCTTGCATCGCGAATGGACTTGCCGGGGGTCAGCGTGGCGTCTGAACTTACATACGGATCACCAGAGGTGTCGTAAACGGTGTCTTTTGTGGATTCAGAAAGGTCTTCTAGTGCGCTTCCGCCAAGTTGCTTCAATAACGCGTCTGCTGTAGTTTCAGCATACTTAGTTTGCTGCGCTTGACTCAGTAGGTTTTGCAACAACGCTGCAGACGCAGCCTCTTCTTCAACGCGTTTCTGCTGTAGCTCATAATCAGGCAAATGATATGCAGCACCTTGCAGGTAGTAGGGCTGTAATCCCGGTTTTGATGATGCAACCTGTACCCCAGGACCAAACGGCTCCAAATCTGCACCGCCGCCGAGCCCGCCACCTAACGCATCCGTCAGGGCAGCATAGAAAGCGTTTGCGTTTTGTGCGGCTTCGGGACTTGCCTGCACAACATCAGGCTTTGTTGCCCCCTGTATGACATCTAGAGCACGGGTGGGGTCTTGGTAAGCGTTGGTGATTGTATTTTGCGTCTGGGCAGAAGTGATCGCGCCAGATAGCGCTTCGCCTGCCTTCAACATCGCCGCAGGATTACCGGACTCTACTGCCTTTACAAAGCTGACTGCATTTGCTGCAGTGGAGAGGTCTTGACTGCCTGTAAGTTGTCCTGCGCCCGCTAATGCCTGCGCTACGTTACCTGACTGCAGACCCTGAACTACAGAGTTGGCTGCAGTAATGTCTTTGGTAGTAAACCCGCCAATATCTTGTGTGCCGGTCAGGTTCATGCCTGCGGTCAATGCCGCAAGAGGATCTTTGTTCTCTATTGCCCCAACAACTTTTGCTGCGTTGGCTATCTGGGAGAAGTCGCCGAGATTGGCCCCTGTTGCTGCACCTGCAAGTGAGGCAATACCTTGCGCTACGTTTCCGCGCTCAATAGCGGATACGGCGTTGACTGCCTGAACAAGCGGCGCAAGCGGCGTGAATTGCAGGATGGGACCGAGGTCTGCAGCGGCGGTTTTGAGTAGATCCCCAAATCCACCAACCGTTTTGAACTGCCCAGTGCCTAAAAGTTCCCCTGTCGGGCTATAGCGCTGGTACTGTTGTCCAACGGCAGTCTTGGTCGGGTCGTAAAAGTAGTAGCCTTCAAGCGGCCCAGGCGCTTCGCCAGTCTCTGCGCTGGCAGGCATTGACTGCATCGCATCCAACACCCATCCCGGCTTTGTTGCTTGGAGTGTAGCTTTCCAGTCTGTAGGCGCGGCAGGAGCAGCAACAGCAGGGGCCGCAGGCGCAGCAGGGGCCGCAGGCGCAGCAACAGCAGGGGCCGCAGGCGCAGCGACAGGAGCAGCGGCAGGAGCAGCAGGCGGAGCAACATACCCACCAAGTTCACGTATCCGAGCCCAGTCTGCATCTGATACAGCCCCGAAGCGATCTGTGATTTGCTGCTTCAAATCCTCATCAGAAAACCCAAACCGAGAGTAAGCGCGGTAGTAGTTCCCCGCATCTCCTACTTGGTAACTTGACTGTGTGGCAGAGGTCGGGGCCGCGACGGGGGCGGCAACAGGCGCAGGTGCGTAAGAAGACAGTCCTACAAGGTAGTCCCAATCACTCTGCGTTTGTGTGCCATAAACTTTTTCAGATGCGGCGCGGGCTTGCGCGTCAGTCAGACCAAGCGAACGTAGGCGTTCATACTCGTCTACTTTTTGTTCTACTGTTGTAAGCCCACCAATTGCATCAAAAGGTGATGGTGCAGGAGCAGCAACAGGAGCAGCAACAGGAGCAGCAACAGGAGCAGCAACAGCAGGGGATGCCACTACATCCCCAAGCAGCGGATCGTAATAGACCGCAGGCGCTGAAACATTGTCAGTGGAGCTAGTGGCAGGAGCCGCAACAGCAGGAGCGGTGCCACCTACGATGTTCAACAGATCTTGTTCAGAAGCCGCATAAGGATCGTAGCTGTCCTCAAGTGATGCCTCAGTTGCAAGTGTGTTGTACGCGGAGGATGTAATAGGTGACGGTGCAGTCGATGGCATTGGTGCGGGTGCGGGATACGAACCCAAATACCCATTTGCCAGCATCCAGTCAATGGAGTCCTGGTCTACACCCTGACCAAGCAGCGTATCTACATCAACTTGGTTTTCATTAAACCAGTTGATTTTCTTGGTAGCACCGTATGTGCCCCAATCTGATGGGAGTGCAAAAGTCATTACCTGCTCACTTCTTCCCAGTCAACTGAACCAAGCACTTGGTGTGAGGCCCCATCTCCTGTGCAAGCAAGTGTGATCTCGTATGGAGTGGCCGTAAACGGCTGGCGCTCAAGTTGATTTGCAAACAGCGCTTCCTTCAGAATATCTACGCTGCTGGAGCCTTGATTAGAGCCCTGGAAGAAGCCCGTTGCCAAGATCCGCCCTCCGGCACTGGAAAAAGCTGTCCCAGTTATGTTGTACTCTACGGCAGAGTTTGTTCCCGCGCTTACCCATGTGCCGCCTGTTGTAGTGCCTGATGCCACAACTTCCCACTTGTAATTGGCATTGTTGGTGATGCCAAGGATGGAGACTGCGGTCATGATAACGATCCCGTCCAACCGAGTTGACTTCAGTCGAATGGACACAACGGGGTAAAAAGTTCCTGCTGTTGTCAAAGTTTTCGGGGCTGTGATCGTCGTTCCGGCAGACAACTGAGCGCCGCGCAACTCGTAGCCACCTTCGGAAATCACCGTTGAGCACACCTGCTTGAGCGTGCTTGCACTTGCCGTCGCCGCCGTATTGGTCATCTCGTAGCGCAAGGGCAGAGACGCCGTGGTGATGTACGTGGTTGTGATCAGGTTGGCGTGGTCAAAATTGTGCGCTGGGACAAACACGCCGTTGATGATGAACCCCGTCCGCACGGTGCCTAGCCCCAGCCACTCCACATCCATGTAGAGAATCTGCGCCTTTGATGCGTCGAGTGTAAGCCCCGACACCCCTGTGCCGTCAAGCTTGTCTTGGTTCCAATCGGCCTGGGCAACACGGGTGTTGGTCAATGCGCCTGTTACGCTGCTGCGCTCGACCATGTACAGGCCCGTACCGTCACGCTCAAAGTAGATGCCGTTTGCCGCCCCGAAGTAGCCTACACGCTGCCGCAAATTAGCTTTAGCCGTACCAAGCACAAAGGTGTTCATCACCAACAAGCTCTTGCCCGGTTGGTATGCAAAAACTTTGATGGTCTCTCGGATAATCTGATCGCCGCTGGCGTTTCCAACGGTCAAGTTAACCAAGCCCTCGTCTGCGTTGAAGGTAGCCGCTGCAGTGCCGGTGATGCTATTGGCCCAAAGGCCGTTGTCCGCGTAGCGATGAGAAGAGTCAAATAGCGTCAACGGGTTGCTGACCCGCAGTCGCCCGAAGGCATCTACGTTGGTTCCGCCGATTGAGATCGGAACAGGGTTTCCGGTAGTTGCCACAATGGCTCCCAGTAACTGGTCAAGCTGATTGAAGTACAGCCGCAGGATGTTGACAAGGTTCTCAAAGTACGTTCTGTCGTACTCTTGCGTCGGCTTAGGCAGCGCCGGGGCTACAAACCGCTTGACGATGGTGGACCAGATAGTCATCTTGTTCCAGATCTGCCATCAGGCTTGATATCGATTCGCGGACTGCCAAGCTGCCAAGCAACACCTAAGTCCTCAGAAGCTACCTTGATAGCCATCTGTCTACCACGCACCCGAATGTTGACCTGCCCAGTGAACTGCTCAATCGGCACCGTGGCGATACGCGTAACCGGCCTGTTGTCTGAGCCACCCAGCGAAGCGGGGCTGTTGTAGCCCGAGCCGGAGTTCTGCAGAGGAAGCAGCGTCAGGATAGCCTGCGGCGAAGCCGCGCTTGACCCACGGAACGTGATGTCCGGTAGCACCCGCCAGACGAAACCAAAGTTGTGCCCGTCATCAATATCGAACTCAGCCGAGGTGATGTACGCAGAAATCGCCACAGGCGTGCCGTTGGAGTTGTCATCAACCCCCACTTCTTGATACAGCAAACGGTTGTTATACGCCGAGATTGGGTATGTACTGATGATGCTGGAGTCAATCCAGGCAGTACGGGTCATGGTGCCGTAGTACCAGATCTTTTCCACAAAGTTGTAAACAACGTACTTGTCAGGCGAAGTGCTATTGGCCGAGCAGTAGAACCACCATATTTCATTGAACTGGCTGACGGTAGCCGCGAAGATCTGTTGCGTCTGTTCAAAGTTGAAGTCGCTAAACACGTACTGCCGCAGATCGCAGGGTAGCGTGTTTACACGCCCGTCGTAGGTGTAGAACTTCTCCTGCCCCATCCAATACGTCACGCCAGAGGAGGTGACCATAGCGCGGTCACTGACGATGGAGACGTTGTCGGACAGAAGCTGAGAGCCCCAGACAATCGGAGGCCCAAGGTACTGCAGGGAGTAGAGCGAGGTGTCCGTCCAGACCAGAATTTCCTGTCGGACCTGCGCCACGGCTTCGATGGTCGAGCCGTGGGACAAACGCACACTACCCGCTTGGTTGGTCGCTGCCGGGGTCCAGTTGGTGGCGCTCTCCTGATCGCTCCAGCGGATCAGCATCGTGTCTTGGATGACCGAGCCGTAGTCGTTGCACCCGAAGGCCAGCACAAAGCGTGAGGTATCAGAGACCAGCAACGCGGTCTGGATGGTCGGGACATCGGAGGCACCAGACAACGAATCAAGCGCCACACCACGCGCACTCAAACCTGTGGTTGCGTCCCAGTAGTACATCGGACCGTTCTTGGGGCCGAAGATCAGGTCTTCACCGAAGTTGTTGTGGTTCCAGATGCGAAGCGGGATGGTGTTGCTACCACCAGTACCCCAGGAGCCAGCGCCCCAAGCACCCGCGCCCCAGCCGAAGGCAGGTGTTTCAATCGCGCCGCCCACATTGACCTGATATGCGGCAGTGACCGTGCCACCGCCCCCAGGAGGCTGCGTGACCGTGGACGAAGCGTTGCTGGCTGCAGTGATGGTGTAGTTGTCTGCATCTACAACCGTGACTTGGTACTCACCAGAGATGGTCAGCCCGCCCACAGCAGCGGTGCTGGTGAACGTGACGAAGTCGCCCGTAAGGCACCCGTGCGCTACATCTTTGACGCCAACTGTAGGGAGGCCGCTTGTGGTTGAGAACGGATCGGTCAGTGTGGCAGTGCCGCGCAAGGGCGTGACATCGTTATAGCCACCGCCGTACTGGATGTAGTACTTGAGGTTGGTCCCCATGCCGAGGTAGTTACCGGCACCCAGCGTAGACCACGGCCACAGCGAGCGGCACGTACCTTGAAACGTAGCTGACGAAATACGCTCCCACCCGCCAATCTTTTCAGGTGTGCCATAACGGAAGCGAATCTTGTCGCAGTCATACCAGCCGTTTTCGTTCGTGTAGCGCGTATTTTCCCGGTTCACCCCCGGGCGCATCTGCAGCTTTTTCAGCACAACGACACCTCGTACTTGTTTGTTTTGCGCTGATTATCTAACCAAGGAATTACCTGCAAATTTTGAGGTACGTGTAGCCCAGACACATTTTTGCCGCGCAGTGGCAGTATGTGGTCAACGTGATGCTTAACGCCTGTTGCCGCAGTGCGAAGCATGGCTAGAACATACGCCTCAGATATAACCCAGTAATCATCCTCAGTTAGCCACTTTGGTGTTCTGCGCATCAACGCAATTTTTCTTTTTTGGCACAAGTACGCAAAACGCTCTTTGTTTTGTTCCCGATAACTTTTGCTGTAGCTTGCTACATGCTCTTTATTCTTTTCTCGCCACTCAAGCATATAAGCAGCCCGTTGCTGCTGTGTCCTGTCCCTATATTCCTTTTTCCAGGCAAGTTCTTTTGCTTTAAGGTCAGAGTTTGACCGGTTCTTTATCTTCCTAGCGATATTGTCCGCCTTGTGGCACTCAATACAAAAAGTGTTGACTCCGTCCTTCATGCGCTTGTTTGCATAAAAAAGACTTGTGTCTTTTTCCTGGCGACATTTACTGCAGATCTTGAGTGGCATGATTACCTCAACAGTGCTGCTTCGGCGTCTCTTCGCTTTACCAATCCCGGCAGTACCTTACCGCCCCCACGCACCCACAACTTCAGTTGTTCCTGAGCACCTTCCCAATCAAGTGCGCGGAGCTTACGCCGCAGAGTAGACGTTTGAAGCCTGCCGGTACCCAGGTTGTAGGTGAAGTCCGCGATGGCACAGAATTGTCGCCACTGCCCGTTTTGCACACTCCAGACAAAGAGTTCAGGACACAGGCGTGTGACCGCTGAAGCGCAAACCCGTTGCAGTTCATCCATGAGCCACGCGTCGGCAATATCCCGCGTGATAGGCGGGTCGTCCATCGTGACCTTCTTGCCTGAGGGCTTGTAAACCGTTCCCCAACCGATGGTAGGGTAGCCTGCTGGGCAGATGTACGGGTAGATCAGGCCGTCTTTACCGACCCGGTGCAGCCCCTCAAACTGCTTACACAGTGCTACCGCTACGTCAAGGTTCATGCCAAGCCCCGTGCCTTCAAAGCCCTGTCAAGGAACCAGAAGTTAATCGTCCCCGCCACCAGTGCGGAGAAGTCAGCCGACATGGCGGTTTTGAACACTTCCACTGGCGGCATGCCTTGCAGCCAAGCATTCCACGCGAACCAGATGTGAACAAACGACCAGATGAACAAAATCCAGTAGGTGACCACCGGGCGAACAGAAGCGCTGAGTGACGCCACCCAGCCGCCTGCGGCCTTGACCATCTCGGTCTGCTGATCAAGTGCGGACTTGAACGCGTCCAGTACGCCGACATCCACGGCCATGCCATGCTGAGCGCCAATCTCCTGCAACTTCTGCGCTCCGCGCATCTGCTCCAGTTGGCACTGCTGCTCAAACATCTTGAGTTCGTGCTGGCGCTCGTTCTTGCGATCCAAGAACTTCAGAAGCTCCGGGGCAAGGCGAAACAGGCCCCCGAAGATGGAGCCCAGCAGGCCCCCGCCGAGGATGTCGAGCATGGCAGTTCCTTAGTCGTTCAAGCCAGCGGTAGCAGGCTCGGCAGCGGGATCAGGGGTGGGGATCTGCGGCACAGCTTGCGCTTGGATCTCTTGGACGATCTGGAACACTTCGCCATACGGGCGGGTGCCCAGGTACTGCAGCAAACCGTTGATCAGGCCGAGGGTGAGTTCAATTTTGGTATCAGGAGTCATTTTCTGCCTTTCGAGCAAGCACCTCCAGAGGATTGTTCCGGTAGCCGTGGCGGAGGGTGAACCACAGATACCGGGCGTAGAAACCAATCACGCCGTGTTCAGAAATCTGACGGGCGTGTTCAAGCTCATGCCTTCGCAGTCTCTCATCCTGCAGCCGATTCGGCAAGATGTAGATGCCCCACGGGAGCGTAACTCCCGCGAAGCCTGTGCGACGAAGGGTGAAGGCGATTAAGCCTGAGGCGGGGCGGATGACCACGGCAGCGGCGGAGAAACCACGGGTGGGTTGATCTGCGCGTCGATCTGCGTTTGCACAGCAGCTTCAGTCGCGGCCTTGTCCACGCCATCAGCCCAGATCCAGCCCAGCACCATGTCTTGCGTCAGTTGATCGTAGGGCACGAAGTCGGCGGGGTCCGGCGCAGGGATAGCGCAGGTGGAGTACACGCTACCGTTGTAGGTGCCGTCAGTACCATTGCACTGCCAATGTACCGTGAAGACTACGTCGGTTTCAGTACCGACTTGAGGGTAGCAGTCAAGCCGCGAGACGGTCCAAGTGAATTGTGTGGTCATGGTTTTTCCTTTCAGGGTTGGGATTCAAGCGCCGCCACTCGGGCGCGGAGGGATTGGAGTTCAGCAATGATGTTGGCGATGAACTCAGCAGAGCCGTACTCCATCGCCTGCATGACAGGCTTGCCGTCCGCGTCTACCGCGTCTTTCTCGCCAACCACGCTGCTGGGGCTGACGGCTTGGGCTTCGTGGGCGATGAAACCTACACCCTTGCTGCCGTCAATTTTCCAGTTCCATGTTTTGGGCTGGAGCGCGTCGATGAATGCGCCGGAATTTGTGAGCGGCTGCGGATTGTCTTTAAGGCGGTAGTCGGATGAAGTTGAGTAAGTTGTTGCCGTTGTTGAAGACGTTATGTCGCCTACGGTAGTGCCGCCGTTAACAAATGCAATATGCGTCTGCACAGCACCAGATGTCCGTCTGGAAATGACATAGCCGGGGGTTGTCCCACTACACACAAGTCCATTTGCGGTAGAAGAACCAGTGCCGGTAGTAGTCCCCACCAGCAAATCACCCCCGCTGGTGATGCGGGCGCGTTCGGTGGAGTTGACCTGAAAGACAAGAGGGTTTGCACCAAGACTGTTGACGTAGCCCGATCCACCATCTCCGTAAATCTGAATGCCACTTGACCCAGTAATTGTTTGGATTGTTCCCAGCGCGTGAATTCGTGATGTAGGACTTGTAGTCCCCACCCCCAAATTCCCACTCGCATCCAGCGTCATGGCCTGGGTGAAGCTGATCGCGTTTCCTGCGGTGCCGGAGGGGGCGGTGAACCAAAAGTGACCACCATTAAATTGCTCGTAGCGCGATGCAATGTTTGTACCTATATAGCGCCAGTTTGTGCCGTCATAGCGAGCGTTTATACCGAAGTGCGCATTGTTTACTTGATTGTTAGTGAAACTTGCGCCGTTCTTCAGTTGCAGTGCGCCTGTGTACGGGGCACCCCAAGCACTCGGCGTAATCCCCAAGCCGAGGTTGCCGGAGGCATCAAGCGTCATCCTCAGAGCATTGCTTGTACCAAAAGCAATCGGGTACGCCCCGGTGTGCCAGAGCGTTCCTGCGTAACCTGTTCCAGTAACACCGCCAGCAGAGTTGTCGATTCCTGAGTAGAACGTGCCGCCCGTGTTTGTTGAGCGGTACAAAGCGTTGCTGGTTGCCGTTGACGGGGTGATGTCAACCCACGAAGTTGTACGAATTGAACCGCCGCTGACATCCAGCCGCACACCCGGCGAAGGCGTCCCAATCCCGACGTTGCCGCCACTTGCAAGTGTGATTCGGTCTGTGCCGTCTTGATCGATCCGAAGCGAGTTATCTGCGTTGCCTGCCTTAATGGTGTATGCGACGTTCCCGGCTGAACTCAAGATCAGTCCGGGTGTCCCTCCAGAAGTTGCAATAACCCGAGCGCGTACACCATCTACTCCTGAGACATCTAGTTTTTGTCCAGGCGAACTCGTCCCAATCCCCAGCCCCGTGCTGGTGAGGCGCATTTGTTCGGAGCCGCCACTAAGCCACATAAAACTGCGTTGCGCACTGGTGCTGTTTTGGTCAAACGCATCAAACTGAACGCCGTCAGTTGTCAGCCTAAAACTACCTACTCGGTTGTAGGTTCCGTTCTCAATACGGAAATTTGCTGCTGTCGTAGAAGCTGTGTCAGCGGTTAGCGTGGTTCCGTTGTACGCCAGCGCACTCCCCGTAGCAAGGGCAGAACTGCTGCTTGCATAAACAACGCCACCGGAGGTGAACGAAGTGAGGCCAGTGCCGCCGTTCGTGGTGGCAAGCGTTCCAGCAAGCGTTACAGCGCCTGAAGTCGCCGTCGAAGGCGTGAAGCCCGTGGTCCCTGCGCTGAAGGTCGTGACAGCCACACCCGACAAGGTGCTCCACTGCGGAGCCGTGCCAGAAGATGTCAGGATCTGACCATTCGTGCCAATGCCGAGCTTGCTCAAAGCCGTGGTGCCCGTTGCATAAACCAGATCGCCCACCGCATAAGTAGACTGCCCCGTGCCGCCATTGGCAGCGGGCAAAGTTCCAGTCACGCCCGTGGTGAGAGGAAGACCCGTAGCGTTGGTCAGCGTAGCGGCTGAAGGCGTACCCAAGTTAGGCGTGGTGAACGCGGGCGAAGTGGCAAACACCAAGGCCCCAGTGCCCGTCTCATCCGTAACTGCCGCAGCAAGATTGGCAGAAGACGGCGTAGCCAGGAACGTAGCCACACCCGCACCAAGTCCAGAAATGCCCGTAGATACAGGCAAGCCCGTGGCATTGGTCAAAACACCAGAGGCAGGCGTACCGAGCGCAGGGGTTACCAACGTGGGGCTGTTTGACAGAACAACAGAGCCCGTACCCGTAGACGTAGTCGTGCCCGTGCCACCAGAAGTCACAGCCAGCGCAGTGCCCAGCGTCAGCGAAGCCAGCGAGTTGAACGCCTCGACCACATTGGTGCCGTTGCAGTACAGAACCTTGTACTGGCCCGCAGGGACCGCAATACCAGACCCACCAGAGGTCTTCAGCGTCAGGGCAAACCCGCCCGTCGTGTCGTTGCGAAAGAAGTACAGCTTGCTGACTGCAGGGCAGATGACGTTCTTGGCCTCACCGGGCGCACCACTCGCCACGATGAACATCCGCCGCGCTTCATCCGCAGCACCATCCGTGTTGCTCAGCGTGTAAGGAACACCTGCACCGCCCCAGGTCGAGATCGTCGTCGTACCTGCAACCGCTGAATCCAGCAGTTCAGTAATACCGGTGTTTACAACTACCCCCCAAGTTCCCGTCAGTTCACCAGTAGCGGGTAAAGTAAGCCTCAATGAAGGCGTATATGATGAAGGCATGTTACAGATCCTTTGTCAAATAAACGTGAGCTTTGCGCTGTTTTATGAGTAAAACCATTTTTTTACTCACACCGTAATCTTCTGCCGTTGCACGCAGTGACTTAGGGCAGTGGAAGATCTGCCTCACCGTGTCTTCTGACAGTTTTGCGTTTGCACCGCGCTTGCCTTTTCTTTGGATTGCGGCCAATTCTATAGCCCGCGCATGATGCTCGGCCAAAAGCGCTTTGCATTTAGTTCGCTGCGCTTCTGTCCTGCGAGGTTGACGAGTGCCTGGAGAGGCTTTGACAGGCGGGTACTTTGCGTTTAAGTGCTTCCAGACGTCACCGCGTCTTGCGTCTCTTACGGCGTCCCTTGATCCGTCAAAACCAAATGCGTCTTTTATCACCTTCAACAATTCCGCGTTAGATTTGTCCCAGTGCGCTGGATCGCGGATAAAGGCTACCATTTTTTCGGTCAACTTTGCGCTAAAGGACTCTTCTCCTCTAGGTCTTGGTGCCTCCCCATGATGGATGCCGTGATCAGTTAAGTTGTAGCCGCCGTCATTTACATGCGTCTTGAGATCCTTAATAAACCTCATCTCCGCTTCCCGCATGTCTTCAAATGAAGTGGCGGTGTACAACAACTCAATCTTAAATTTCTCTACACCATGTTTCTGCATGGCGCGGTACAGCGGTTTATCCTTATTAAAGTTTGCCGCGCACTTGTGTTCACGCCATCTTTTTTGCAAAGACCCCGTAGTCAAGCCAACATACAACCGATCATTGACTGTATTGCTGATCTTGTACACGAGGTATGAAGAAGGCATGTTTACCTCAGTTGTTTACCTGAATCCAGTTTGGATTCTGTGTCGTGGTGGGCGCTCCCCATCCGGGGGTCTGTGTATCTGGCACCTGAATCCACCCCGAAGACTGCGTATTTCCGATCAAGGCCCAAGCAGGAATCTGGCCGTCTGCGATGTCTTGCCAGTTCGGAGTTTGGTTATCCGGCACCAGCCCCCAGACGTTTACGTATCCTACCAGCCCAAGGGCTTGAACACCAGTGGGAAGTATGGTAGCGCCGCCAGTGACGGATACCGTGCCAACAAACCCTTGAGCCTGGACTCCAGTGACCGGGACAATCAGTCTCAGGTCAACCGTGACCGTGCCTACAAAGCCTTGGGCCTGGACCCCCGTGGGGAAGACGTTTGCCGCCGCAGCAACCGTGACCGTGCCAACCTGACCTGTAGCCTGGACTCCCGTGACAGGAACAACCAGCGTGAGGTCAACCGTGACCGTGCCGATCTGCCCAGTAGCTTGAACGCCCGTGACCGGGACTGTGATGTCCGTGAAGGCATTGACCGTGCCAACCTGACCAGTAGCCTGTACGCCTGTCGGGAAGACATTCGCATCGCCAGTAACCGCAACATCACCAACCTCACCCGTGCCCTGCACACCCGTGACGGGGACCACCAGAGCAAGATCAACTGTGACCGTCCCGACCTCTCCGGTCGCTTGAACGCCAGTGACAAGGACCGTTACGTCATTGTTTTGGTCAACAACCGCTGAGTAGAAGGTATTGGTGTTTGTGTAGAGCCCCGGAAACAAGTTCTGTTGCGGGGCCGTCTGCGTTACCGTCGCAGAGTAGAACGTATTGGTGTTGTCGTAACGCGCCGGGGCCAGTATGTTGCTGGACGCAACGGTGGCCGAGTAGAAGGTATTGGTGTTGTCGTAACGAGATGGAGTCAGCGTGTTGCTTGTGGCAACCGTTGCGGCGTAAAAGGTATTGGTGTTTGTATAGAGAGTAGGGGCCAGAACATTGCTTGTTGCAATGGTGGCCCCAAAGAAGCTGTTGGTCTCCGCCAGTAAACTGGGGAACAGCGTTTGCGATGCTGGCGAGCTTCCGCTCGCAAGCAGCAGTGACATGGTTTATTCCCAGTAGGAGTCGAACATGCCGATCAGTGTGATTGCCCCAGCCGAAGTGACCGTACCAACATTTCTTGCAATTAGCTGCACAAATTCACCCGGCCTAACAATGATGGGTGAATTGAAAGTCACCACTGCCGTACCGGAACCTTCCGTTCCCACCGGTGCTGTTGCAGCAAACGCCTCCATGCCGATTGCCACGATTCTTGGTGCGTGGGTCGTGCCGGTAGCAAATGACGCTGACTCGGCTGTTGCCAATGAGACGTTTGTGTGTCCAAATGCAACTGCGTAGGCGTAAACTACAGGACCGCCAGTCAAAGCAACAGAGACAGTCCCCTGCATCTTTGCGCCTGTAATGATCAAGTTACGGCCCGGTAACGTGGCAGATGCGGCAGGGTTTTGGTAGCTGAAAACAATGCCGTCGCTATTGGCGGCAAGCGTCGGCAAAACTGCCGCAATACCTCCAAGCCCCGTGAATGCTGCAGCAGTGTTCTGCAGGGCGACAGCCGTTGGCGCAGTGTTATTCGTCCAAATAGACGTCTTACCCTGCGTCATGCCGTCTTGGCCGATATAGCCAGACTGCCCCGCAAGCGCCATCTGATGCGCCCAAGGCTTGGTAGTGTGCAAATCTTGAAGAGATACCGCAACACCAGACACGCGCATGGTGTTGGTGTTTGACACGTTGCCCGTGTTGTACTTCATCATGAAGAACGGGAGGGACGTGCTTTGGAACGGCTGGCCGTTTGCCGCAGGGATCGTCAGAGAACCAACCAGTTCCTGCTCGTACCAAAACTGGACTTCATCTTCGCCGCAAAGAATGATCCAGTGCGCAAGCTCACCGACAGTCAACGACCCAATAGGTAGCATTACGCCGGTCTGAGTAACCGAGCCGTTGTAGTTGGCAACACCGATTACCCCAGCGCTGGTAACTTGAATCCAGCATCCGTCCGTGGGGGGTGTGGTTGCAGCCGTTGGCAAGCCAAACCCAATCAACCAAACCTCGTTCGTAACCAAGGCCGACGTAAATTGGCCCATGTCGAACTCCGCCGCAAGCGGGGCTGTTTTGACTAGACCAAAATATTGGAACGTCCGCATGAACGCGCCGTGCGCGTTGGTTGTGCCTTGAACGGCACCAAAGTTCACAGTGCCTGCTCCTGGCTGCGCGGCGGTCAACGTATTGAACGTATACGACCACTGCGAAGTGTTCTGTGTCGAAGCGCTGAACGTGTCGTTAAACAGAATCGTGTCAAGGCCTACCCGCAGTCGAAAGTCTGACGATGTCTCTGGAGAGGCCAGAAGTGGTGTGCCTGTGTAATTTCCTGCATCGTTCTCAGAGAACATCCGCAAACCACCAACGCCAGCAGGGGCCGCGTTTGCATCACCCGTAAAAACTGGGACGCCGTTGGTGACGGTGGCAATGTTGGTGCCGTCTTTGCCGATGAGTGAAACGCTCATGTTTTTTCCTCAGTTATATACCCAGCCGACGTTGTAGACGCCGTGCCCGAATCCGGTCGATACCTTTGCGTAGATGGTGAACCCGACTCCAGCAACAGGGGGGCCAGCCACTACGCTCAACTCTTCAACCCAGTGGTTGTCTATCGTGTTCGACGCCGTGTTGGCAGGGAAGATCCACGCTTCGACCAACTGTGAACCCGTGATGGCTGGCTCAGACACAAACACAGACGTATCCGTGGCCTTGCCGCCAAAGTTGATAGTGGTCGTGCCTTGTGCAGCCATGTTTTACAGGGCAAAGATGCCCGAGGCATTCCAAGTGATGCTGATGTTCCCACCGTTTGGCGTCACGGGCAGGCCGGTTACCCCAGAGTCGATGTAGGCCACAAGCGGGCTGGTCCCCGCCGTGCCGGTATCAACGTAAATGACAAGCGCCTCAACGCTATTGCCAGTCACACTGGTATAGGTCACATCCCCGCCGTCAAACACACCATCGGTGACCGTCTTGGTCGCGCCAATCGTTTGCGCAGTGCCCACAACACCGGTCAGCGAAGTCAGGAACTGATGCGCGGCGTTGTAGGTGTAAACCCCCGTGTCAACCAAGGCTACCTTGACCGTTCCAGACAGCAGATTGGTATTGGTAGCCGCGCCAAGGATGGTTTCCTTATACTTCGGATAGATGGCGTTTGCCATGATTTACCCCTTAGGCGATCCGAACAACTGCATCAGAAGCGTTGTTGGCAGGGAACTGGATCGTGAACGTACCAGCAGTCGAAGTCTTGTCAGATCCGAAGTCCAGCACAGCAACAGCCTTGTTGGACTTGCTGCTGTTGTAAATCAGCGCACCACGGGCCGTGATGGTTGCCGTCGTCCACGAGGTGTCAGAAAAGTCAACGAAGGCCGTAGTGCCCGTCAAGGACACCGTCGCCCCGGTCAGCGTGTTTCCGCCTGCAGTGTAGCCAGCGCCAACCACCTCGTTGCTGGTGGTGTAAACCGTCGTAGACGCATCCAGAGTGGCTGACGCAGTGTAAAGCGCGATCTTGAGCGTGTCAGTATCCATGTCGTGTTCGCCCAGCAGGATCTGCTGCTTGAACGAACTGCACATTGCTTGGGAGATTGCCATGATGGCTCCTTAAACGACTTGAGTTCTAAGTTGCCCACTACGGTAGGCGTCCTGACGGTTCTTGCCATCACCAAGGTTCTTGAGCAACGTCATAGACTGCACAAATTGCTTGTCCATCATCGCCACAATGTCCTGCTCCTGTTTCATAAAGCGAGCAGCTTCAACCATAACCGCATTGAACAGCACCGAGTCAAAGTTATCACTGAGCCATGAAGTACCAGCGGTGACAATGCTGACGGGGTAGTAGAAATAATGCAGTTCTGCCGTCAAATTGGCGCTAGGCGTTGGGCCAAGGATTAACGTCAACTCGTTAGGGTCGCCACTGTTGGGGCCGAAGAGCGCGTAATACTTGGGTGTGCCTTGCGTGGACGGGTTTGGAAACGCCGAGCGGATGAAGTTCACATCCTTGTTCAGCAGGTACTCGTAATTCCCAGAGCCGTCAATAACAGCAAGGCTGAAGACAGACAGGAAGTCCGTAGGGGCTGACAGGTACTGATTTCCCTGTGTCAAGGTGCCAGTGACGTTCTTCCGCAAAGCAGGCAGTTGGACCGCGTTGTAGATACGCTGCTCACTTAGTTGTGTAAGCGTAGCAAAATCCGAGGATGAAAACGTGTTCTCGGTGTAATCTTCGACGGCAGTTTTAAGTTCTGAATAATTCATGTCTTTTGCCCCCTATTTTTGTGCCCTGGCAAAGATAACGACATGGTTTTTACGTGTTTGTAAAACGCTTGCTCGCTAATTTTATTCTGTTTACACGCATTCCTAACTGTTGCTCCCGCAAGCAACGCCGCATGCGCTAAACGGGCACGTTGTGCACAGGCTTCCGACTTTAACGTACGCGCCTTTTCCCCCGCCTCGTGTAACTTTTGTTTGTATACGTCTGAGGCTAGCAGTTTTAGTTGCCGCTGTCTAGCCTTCTCTCTGCTCTCAGCATCGTACTCACGCGTACGTGCCGCTTCAGCTAATTTTTCGCAGTGCTCTGCGGTAAGGCGCTTGCCTTTATGAAGCACAGACATTTTTTGACGGAACGCTTCCGTATGCTTCCAGCCGCCGCGCACCAACCGTTCCCTGGCGGTGCGTAACACATTGTAACTCTGCAGCGGCATCAGGCAATTTTCGTACTCTATACGCTGCTCTAGCGCACATATAACGAGCACTTTAAACACAAAAGCGTCTTCGCCGTATTTATCCCAAGCGCGTTGCAAAATAAACGAGTGGTGTTTACCCCTGCGCAAGCTGCTGCGATGCGTATGCCAACGACTTTTGTAGTCGGAGGCGCTGCCAATGTAGCAACGGTTATTCACCGTATTCTCAACGGCATAAACGTAACCAACGGCTTGCTGCATTTCTTACGCCATCGGCCCACGGGCCATCGTGCCCTTGGTAGCAGCGCCAGTGCCCCGGATCTTGATGCCTGAGGTCTTGGTGCCCGAAGGCTTGCCAACACCGATGTTGCCCACCACCATGCAGATCTCGTCGTCCAAGGTCTCAATGGCTTGCGGCTGACCCGGCTTGGCCGGAGGGAGCTTCTTGGCTTTCATCATGGCTTCTTCATCCCAGTCTTCTGGTTCTGAACCTTGGCGAGACCACGGCCCATCTTGAGCATGTCCGCATCCGTCTTGCCGCCTTTGTAGAAGGTCTTGGGTTTGCCCGGATGTAGTGCGGCTTCGTGCCTGCTTACAGCCTGTTTAGGGGTCATTGCCATTTTTTGCTCCTTAGGTCGTCACGACCACAACTGTACCGACTAAACCTGCTGGTGCCAAGGCATTGGGGGTCAGCCCAATGTCAAAACTTCTGGCACCACCTACGGGGTTCCAGCCCCACTCAATCACTCTGCTGCCCTCGCCGGGGTAGCCCTCTTGGTCAGGGCCGGTTCCAGATACTGGGTTTGTCTGCAAACCATTTGTACCAGACTGATACCAAGTATTTGTGTCCGGGCGCGGATCTCGGATGGCCTGCGGGTCTGAGATTGGATACATGCCAAGCTGCAACTGCGGCTGGTCAGGCACCCAGCACTGCGGGCAGGCTTTGGTCTGCGTCTGCTTGGTCTTGACCGTCAGGTTCTTGAGCTTTTTCAGGTCGAAACGGAACCCGCATAGGTCACAGAAACCAAATGCCTTTGCGCCGTTTGCAAACCTGTTTGCCATGTCAGCTTATGAACATCTGCCGTGGGACAAAACGCACTGCGGACTTATCTCTATCTTCTTCCATAGCCAGCGCTAGATCTTGATCGTACTGCTGCTTTAGGGCAGGCATGCGCTCCATAGCGCCAGGGATTTTCATGGACAAGTAGTACGCAAGTCCTGAGATGAGCGGCGGCAGAAATCTAAACGGTATGTCTTGCGTGTACGTCCCACCTGCGCCAGCATCTTGAAGCCTACGGAGTCTCCAATACACAAACTGGTATTGCTGTGATCCATCCGGCGTCGGCCAAATAACGATTTGAGGCGTAGGCGCTTGGCGATTTACCCACACTTGAATGGGCCGTGCTTGTTGCAGCTTATTGGGGATGGATGAGTAGGTAGAGACTGAGATGCGTGTGATAGTCAAATCGACTTGCGTGGAAACATTGCCTGCGCCAGTGCGAATAACGTGCTCTATGAGATCTACAGTATCATCCGGCAATGGGTATGTGCTTGTGCCCTGCGAAAGATTGATTGTGCCAGAGTCTATAGTCCAAAGATTTATACCCAGGTTCGCCCACCCAGCAAGCATTATGTTTAACGAACGCCTTGCAGTACGCAGGTCATAACCCGATCTGGCCTCGGCTCCGCACCGCTCAAAACTTTCCTCCAAAATCTCATTAAGATCTGGGTTAAAAACTGTAGTCCCAGAAGTTGTCATGCTTTACTCCTGCAATTGTCAAAGTGCCAGCGCTTCATGGTGTTTACATGCCCTTCTTTACCACAATGCGGACAGGTTACAGGAGGTCGTGCCGCATGCGCAGCCCGCATCTTTGCACGAGTGTCTTCAGGGTGCTCTTTACCAAAATACGGATTGTTCTCACCAGACAGCTTTTCTGAAAGCGCCTTCTTAATCTCTTCCGGCTTTGCTTTGCCGTACATCGGATTAAGCTCCCCTACAAGGCGCTTCCGTGTACCGGACTCAAAGCCGTGCTTTGCAGCCAAAGCTATTTTTTCTTGCTTTGTTGTTGCGCCTGCTGCATCGTACAAAGCCTGCAACGGTGTTTTATGCACTCGAACAGACCGTTTTTTTTTTTTTTTTTGGTTGTGACAGCCGTTTCTCTTTTAGCCTCTCTCTATACCCAGCAGTAGCCTCGTAGATTTTGCGTTTTGTTTCTTCTGATACAGGATGGCCTTTTTGTGCAGCAGACATATTCTGGCGGGTCTGCTGGCTGGCTTTTCTACCTTGGCCGGCTACAGAGATTTTAGCCCGCACTTCAGGTGTGGGCGATCCCAGCCCGCCACCGCCGCCGCAAGCGTTATACGTGGGTTGCAACTTCAAAATCCAAGCAATTTCAGCAGCGTTCAACGCGTCTTTGTCTGGGCACTCCTCAACAACATCAAGCGTGAACGCCTCCTGTCCATACTTGCGAATGGCTGCGGCCAGCACCCAGCCTGCCCCAGAACGAGCGTCGGAGCAGTGCTTAGACCAGCGCTTGCCCAGCGCCGTTTTTGTCTGCCCGATGTAGATGTGCCCATTCACGGTGTTGGTTACCTTGTAGATGACCCCATACATGCCAGACCCCTTTGAGCTTCGGTCTGGGTATGATAGCAGCGGTGCAGCATGGCGTCAATCATTTTCCTGCGGTCTTGGCAGACTGCTTGAACGCTTTGGCAGTAGGAGCGCCGGGAGAACCCGGCTTGCGCATCTTCTCTCCACTACCTGCGGCGATACGAGCCCGCTTGGCATGGATACGGTCGTAGAGCCCAATAGGGCCACCCTCGGCGTAGAGTTCGGTCGGAACATCCGCGTCTTTCCGCATCACCGCTTTAGGTAGCTTCTTGGGGTTTACGGCACCCATGCCACGGCTGGCTCTCACACCATCCGCCCTTTGGTCTTACCCTTGGACTCGACGCCGCCGCCCTTGGCGTAGCAAGCGCCGCCCTTGGCAAAGGGCTTGCCCTTGGCTTCAGCCATCTCGTGCTTGATCATGGACTTGGGAGCGCCTTTCTTCTTCATGAAAGACACTTCCTTCTTCATCATCGCTTTGGACTCTTTCATTTCGCCTCCTTCGGCATGGGCTTTCGGCCCGACAAACTTCTTCGCTACGCTAGGCGGGACATCCGTCTTGCCAGCGAGGGACGCATACATGAACCGGCGCTGTTTCTCAGACTGGACTGGCACTATTTCCCTCTCCAACCGCGCACTGTGTCCGTCTCCCAGATCCGTATCCCGGTCCAGATGATTGTGAAGACAGCAGCAATAGAAGGTAGAAATTCCACAAGCGTACCCAGCACTGTAGCGACTGATAGGGCGTCAACAACATGCTTTGTGGATTCCGAAACTTCGTGCTTCATGTCAGCAATTCCACGCCCGCAAGGATTTGTTGATCCGGCTGTTTGGGTCTTTTGCAGTTTTCTCGCTGGTGAGCTTCTTCTTCATACCCTTCATCCGGGCACAAAATGAGTCACGGCGAGAGCCACCTTCAGGCTGCGGAGGCTTGAGGTTCATGCCCTGCGCTTTTGCAGAGGCACGGCCTTTGGCGTTCAAACCCCCTTCAGGGTTCTTGCCTTCCTTCCGCGTCCATGCCGGCGACTTAGCCATAGTACGCCACAGCAGTGGTGCTGGCCCCACAAGTCACCGTCAACCCTTGTTCAGCAAGGATGCCTTCACCGGGGATGATGATGTGGATAGCGCCCACAGCAGCAGGTGCCGTAAACGAGAACAGCGTGACACTGACCCCGTTCGTTGCAGACACCGTACCGCTGGTGGTATAGCTGATCGTCAACGCCTTGAGACGAGTACGATTGGCCGTGACCGCTGTTGCCGCGCCAGCCGCACAGGCAGCTGACTTAACGTCGGTTTGCATCGACATGATGCACTCCTATTAGGCAGCGGTCGTGACGTTGGTCCAGCCCGTAGTGCCGTTCGTATTCACGTACAGCCGCGTAGAGGTCGAAGAGCCGTCCGTGCGCAGGTAGATCGAACCCTGAGCCGCAGAAATGCTGGGGACGCCAGAACCCACGTAGATGCCCAGACCAGCGGTAGAGGACATCAAGAAAGCAGCCATGCCGCCAGCGACCGGAGCAGTGCCGCTGTCAGCCGTGATGTTGCCGGTTGCGGAAACGGTTGCGCCAGAAACATCGCCAACAAAACCATTGGTCGAGACTACCGGGCCGGAGAAGGTTGTCGTTGCCATTGAAGGCTCCTCAGTTTGCGCCTGCTGTCTGTGAGGTCAGTCCGCCAAGTCGGTCAGCAGGCAAGGTGGGTCTTGGACTGTGAGCAGGGTAGCACGGAGCTGCAGCTCCGTCAAGCCCTCGCCGGAAAAGAAAAAGCCCGCCGAAGCGGGCTTTGGTACTCAATTAACGTATGTTAATTACGCACCGGGGCTTCCATAAATTCCGAGTGGATCGCTGACCCCAAAAGAATACCTCTCACGTGCCTTATACCTAGCATTGCCGGTATCAAAATCAGCATCCATAGAGGTAGCCATAGGCACACGCACGAAGTGCTTCAGACCGTTGGGCACATCCGTGGTCAGGAACCACGCATTGGTGTCGGTCAAGAAGTGGTTAACGGTGTATCCCTCAGGGATAGAGCCGTTGTTCTTCAGTGCGTTGATGTCGTTATCAGCGGTGCTCACACGCAGGCTGGTTTCCAGCAGGCGGGTTGCCGTGAACATCAGGGCCGGGGGAACAACCAGCTTACGCGGCTTGGCAGCGATCAGCAGACCACGCTCATCCGTCCAACCAGCGATCTGAATAACGGCGGCTTCCAAGGAAGTCTCGTTCAGGTCGGCGGCGGTAGCCGGGCGGTTGCTGTTGGTGCCACCAGAGACCAGCGGGTGAGCGGTCGAGAACAGGGCTTGTCCGTCGCCGTAGGTAACAGCGCTGTTGAAACCGTTGTTCAGGATGGCAGCAGCCTTGACCTGCTTCGTGTAAGCCATAGCACGAGCCAGGGCCTTCGTGTAGCGGGCCGACAGACTGTCGTACAGGTTGTCTTCCATCGCCTCTTCGGTGACGGAGAAACCCATAGCGATGGTCTCGTGGTTGTAACGAGCGGTCCAGGCCTCTTGCGCGTTGTCGTAAGAGATTGATTGACCTTCGTTCTTCACCGGAGCGGCGCTGAAGCCGGAGAGCTTGGTTTCTTCTTCGAACGAGCGCTCTGAGGACTCGGTCTCGTAGATTTCCTTGTGCTCTTCGCCGTAGCGCTTGTACTCCATGCCGAACAGAGCGTTCAGGCCAGGGAGCAGTTCCTTGAGTAGTTGGGCGCGTGAAATTGCCATTTTGTGTTACTCCTTAGATCGCAACTGCGACATCATAGGCGTGGTAACCGGCATTCCACTTCACCAGCACCTCTTGGAAGCCGTTGAAGGTCAGAGTACCCGTTTGCCCAGTGGTGGCAGACGTAGCTTGCGACAGCGTCACCGTGGTGCCACTGACAGCCGCCACATACGTACCGGCTTGCACGTTCAGACCCGTGACCAGCATGCCGGTCTTGATCGAAGCGTTTGCAGCAGCCAGCGTCACCGAGGTGCTTGCGTTACCAGTGGTAGCGGTTTGCGTCACCAGCAACTGGGTCTCCGGCACCATCTGAACGATGCGGAACGGAGCGGTAGCCGTGCGGCGCACGTTGCCCGAAGCCAGCATCAGACCGACGTTGGAGTTGCCGCTGAAGTTGGAACCCGTACCGTTGTTTGCGGTGGCGGTAGCCATCGAAGTCAGGTTGGTGCCCAGAGCAGCAGCAGGAACGCAGCCCAGCACCGGGGTGCCAGAAGCGTTGTACTGGATGATCGCAGCCTTGATGATGATGTCCGGGTCATCGCTGACGTAGGCCACAGCATCAGAAGCCACGGTGTTAGCCGCCCAGCTCTGATAGCGCTGCTTGCCGAACAGAGGACCGCCAGCCGGGGTGTATTCACAGCCCAGGAAGACGCCCAGAGTACCGCCAGTTTCTGCCGCAGCAGAGTTGAACGCCAGACCAGAGGTGATCAGCGTGCCGTCAGAGGTGAACTTGACCGGATCACCGAAGTACAGGGAAGCGTTATACCCGCTGGCAATCGGGATCATTCGCGTGGAACCCGCGAAGACCTGACCACCAATCAGGTTAACCGGAATTAGACCGTAAGGTCCTTCTACGGTAGGGTAAGCCATTTAAGACTCCTTGAATTTACGAGCCGCGTCCGAACGAAACCTCCGAGCGGCGCTCCCTAAACAGAGGCATCCGAGGATCGTTCTCGCGCATGAAGTTGTTGTCCACTGACTGCATTTGCCCGTCCGCTTGTTGGCGGAAGTGGTTGTTGCGCTGTTCAGTGAACTCCTTTGGTGTTTTGCAAAGCAGGAGACCGCCAATCTCAATGCTGTCTGGGAACTTGCCGGAGCCGGTGCCCATCAGTTGGATTTCGGGATGCTCGCTCGCTTTCACAGGCTCCCAGCCTTCGCGGAGCTTTGAGGACACGTTCATCGGGTCATTGGTCCCGAGAGTGCTGACGCGAATCCAACGGAAAGCATACCCTTCTTCCGGGTTCGGATCGGGCAGGAGTTGGGGAGGCATCCATTGCTTGGGCCGTTCAGCCTTTGCGCGGGTGTCCAATTCACGAGAATTACGTTCAGCCATTTTGTTTCCTCATATCTTCCGCAACCTGACGCGCATAGGCTTCCAGAGGAACCCCAAGGCGCTTGGCGATGTTGACTTGTGATTGTGTAAGCACGATCTTTCTGGGCGCTGTGCTACGTGTGGCGGGGGCTACAACAGACGACTTCTTTGCCGGTTTTCCTGAGGGGAACGCATCTGGGAAAACTTGACGCATCCGAGAATTGATCTTCTCGTAATACTCGTCGCTTGTTGGGTCAACACCGCCTTTCACAAGTCGTTCATGTGCTGCAAGAGCCAGCGCCGTCATTTCTTCGTCTTTTCCAAACCACGGATTGGAATCCTGCCACGCACGGGCCTTGGAATCGACTTGCGGCACAAACTCTTGGGCTTGCGGAACGGGTTGTACTACAGGCGCGGGAGCTTGTAAAGGGGCCGGCTTGAAGTTATTCACCCGCTCGGCCCGATTGACCGCTTTGGCAAGCTCTTCCTGTGCAGCAACGATACCTTCAGTATCAAACGCCTCGTGCGCAACCTTGAGCTTGGCTTTGGCCTGCTCAATCTCGTTGGCAACAACCTTCTTGGCCTGCTCAAGCAATGCCTGCTGCCCTTGCCCCAAACTGCCTTGCAGGCGCTTGTTCTCTTCGACAAGGTTCTGCGCAAGACGTAGCGCTTCCTCGCGCTCGCGCAGTGCAGCTTCTTTGGCCCTGCGCTCTTCGTGATACCCCTTGGAGAAGTGCTGGATGCGCTTCTTGACGCCTTCGGAATACTGCTCAAGCTCGTCGTCGGTGACCTCTGCCGGGGCCTCCTTCATGGGCTTGCGACCCTTATCAGCTTCCGGCGTGTCGTCTACAACCTCAATTTCAGGCGCAGTTTCAACTTCGTATTCCACCTTCTCTTCAGAGGTAGACACAGGGGTCTCATCGGGAAACTTAAATTCTTCGTTTTGGACATTTGCCATGAGTTACTCCTTATGCGCGCTTGATACCACGGGGATCTTGCACAACAGCCTCAACGCTGTCGTCATTGATCAGGCGGAACTCTTGGCCGTGGATCTTCAGTCGCGTACCCGTGTTAGGGCGCACAAGGACAAAATCTCCTACCTTGCACGAAGGCCCACTGGGAAAGCGCAGTGGATCTTTGTAGCAGTCTGGCCCCATCTTGGCGACAAACAGCACCGGACTCATCACCTCTTCAAAGTGCATGGTCTGACCTGCCTTAGCAAGCCCACTCTCATACTCTTCTTCAGCTTTGGGCAAGACGCACAGCAGGTGGTAAGTCACCGGATCGGGCACCTGACGGGCCTTTTCAGCGTCGGTTTGCGGCAATACCGTTGTGGTTTCGCCATCACTCAGGAGAATTTCACTCATCGTCGTTTTCCATCTTTCGCACGAGGTCGATTACAAAAGCATGTACGCGTGATAGACCTCGGATCTCACCGCACAAGTCCTTGTACTCAGCGAAATCTTTCGCTGAGCCTGAGATAAGCGCCTGGGCGATGGACTCCCGGCGCTCCTCAATTTCCTTAATGACTACGTCGAACGCAGTAGTCGCCATTCGTTACTCCTTGGGTTTCTGCGTCTGTTGACGCATTGCTTGCTGCTGCATCTGCTGCCGAATCTTCTGCTGGTGCATGCGCTCTTTGTGCGTCATGTCCTGCTGGGCGCGGGCTTGGCGTTCTTGCAACTCCTGCTGCGCCCGCACGGCCTTCATCTGCGGCGGCTCGCCCTGGTTCTTCTGGGCCTCCATCGCCAGTCGCTGCGCCTCAAGCTGCAACTTCTGCTGCGCGATCTGGAAGTCCATCTGATCGTTCTGAGACTTGCGCTGCATCTCAGCCTGCTTCAACTGCAACTCTGCCCGGGCCATCTGAAGCTCAGGGTTCATCGCTTGCTGCTGCGCCTGCATCTGTGCCGCCATCGCTTGGTTCTGGACCATCGTGCGCTGCGCTGCAGCGGCGATCAGCGGAGCCAGTGCCTTCTCGTCTTCAGGTGCGATGGGAGCGTTCTCTTCCTCATCCAGCGTGGGCAACGGGACACCCAGAGCCATCTCGACCTGAGCGCGGTATGCAAACGCCGCATGCTCTGCGATGTGCGCCATGAGAGCGGCCATCATTTGCTGCGCCATCGGGTTCTGTCCCAGCGTGGACATGACCTTCGGGTCCTGCATGAACATCTGATGCGTGCCCATGTGGGCCTCGTGGTCCTGATACGCAAACGCCTTGATGGGCTTGCCCCGCAGCACGTTCATGTTCTCGGTCACGGGATCTTGTGGCTTCTGGTCTTGCGGCAGCGCAACAAGTTTCTCGGCATTCTTGATCCCCAGCACCTCCAGCATCTGCCGGTGCAACTGCGGCAGGTCATAGATCTGCGGAGCACCCTGTGCGAGTTGAAGCGCGGCTTGGTACTGCATGATCCGCTGCGCCATCGTGGCGGCGTTCGGATCGCTGACCGGGATCACTTCGACTACGTCGTAGTCGGCCTGTTTAACGGACCTGTCACCACCTTCCGGGGTGTAAGCGTAGTCAGGCGGCAGGAAGTCACGGATGATGTTCTTCAGGAGCTTGAACTCCATGCGAAGGGACGCATGGACCCGCGCTTGAACAGCGCTCATGGTCTTCAACTGCCGCTCAAGGATAGCCAGCGTGGTGCCTACAGGGGCCTGGGCGCTCATGTCAGAGACCTTCAAGTCCGCGATGGCGGCAAGGCGACGGCCTTCTTCTGTGATGCGCTCCAGCAGTGCTGCAAGCACCTGTGAGGGCTCCTTGTACGGCAGCGGCATGAGGTTGTCACGCACGGTGCCGGAGGGCACATCTACGTCACGGAACTCACCCGGAGCGATGGGCGTGTCATCGCCCTTGATCCGCAAGCCACGGCTCTTCAGACCACCGGGCAGGTTCGCCAGGGTGCCCGCGTCAACGAGTTGACGGATGATGGAAGTGCCTGCACGGGCGTAGCCACCGATGATGTGGATGTACCCCAAGCCGTACGCGCCAAAGCCGGGGATGTACGTGTACTGCACGAAGTGCTGGCGCTTGAGCTTGCGCTCGTCGTCCTCTTCCCAGTTACGGCGAATAGCCAGCACCTCTTGGGTCCCTCTGTCGAGGGTCACCACGTAAGGCAGAGGAACCTCGTCCTCATACCCAGGCATGTCCCAGTCAACGTGGATTTCCAGAAGCTGGAACCGGTCGTCGTCAGTAAGGGAATACCCTTGCTCTTCTGCCTTTTTCTTCTCAATGTCCGTCAGGATGCGCGTGGGCTCACCTAGGTCTACCTCGCGGTAGAAACCTGCAACCTGCAGTTTCTTGATCTCGTTCTCCGTCTTGCGCATCACATGGGTGACGCGCTCAGCGGTGTAAACATTGCTTGCCCCATAGGGCATGATCAGGTCTTCAGCCGGGACAAACGGCGCAGCAGGCAGTTCCGTGCTCGGGTTCGGGTAGATCTTCTTGAACGCAGCACCGGACAGGCCCAGGCTGTAGAGCATGCGCTCGTGCTCTGAGCGGTAGTCGATCATCCGCTCGGTCAGCATGAAGTTCATGTCATCACGGACACGGTCTGCAGCCTCTTCCTTCATGCGGTCGATGGCACCGATGATCTGCGTCTTGACCGGACCCTGCGCAGGGAAGGTCTCGGTGATCATCTCTGACTGGAAGCGGATTGCCGCCTCTGTGAGGAGGGGCGAGTAAACGCCACAAGCACCAGACCAAGGCTCGGTGCGCTCTTCGTACTTCATGCCAAGGACTTCCAAGCCCTTGACAAACATCTCTGTCCAGTCTTTGCGACTGTTGATGTCGGCGTCTACCAGCGCGATCAGTTCGCTGGCGAGGGACTGAAGCTCCGAGCCGTCCATGTACTCGGCCAAGTTTGCGTCAAACGAGTCGGCGGTTTCGGGTTCCGGCATCAGATCGATCTCTACGCCGTCAAGTCCTATCTTGACACCCTTCGGGTCCTCAATTTCAATCTCGATGGCGGGTTCGTCGCTCATGAGGGCGGGGTCGAGCGGAGAGAGCGCTTGGTCGATGTTGGTAGCCATTTGGTGTCCTTAGTAATACGCAGCGCGGCGCAGGCTGCGCCACTGTTTCGGTTCTTCGGGCTCGTCTGACGGCAGACGGATGAACCCGCCCTGTCGCATCCGCATGAGCGCTTGTGTGCAAGTATCGACGTAGTCGTCATGTTCGCCCGCTGGGAAGGCTGCAACTTCTTCGACGACCTCGCGTGCCCAACGCGTGTCTGGGGCCCATACGCGGCCCGAGGAGAACATATCCGACACGGCGTTGAGGCGCACTACCTTGTCGTTGCTGGAGCCCGCCTTGCCCCGGCTGGGGCTGAACTCGCTGATGGGGATGCCCATCGAGCGTAGCTCTTGTATCAGGGGCGCTCCTGCGGCCTTCTTCTCGATCAAACACGCGTCAGGTTCCCACTCCTTGTAGTACTCGATGGCACGCTTCTTGAGGTCGGGGAACGCCCACCGCCCCTTGATGGCGTCGAGAATGATGATGTGCGCGTTGTCGTTGTCTTCCTCGTTGAACCACACGCCCCACGTTGTGCAGGCGCTGTAGTCAGCGGAGGTCTTGGTCTCATGCGCCGTGTCCCACGACTGGATGATGTACTCGCACTTCGGCGGCTTCTCTGGTTCCCAGATCTGCCACATATCGCGCTTGATAACTGCGGCCACCTCTGAGGTGGGGTTCTGCATGTACTGCGCCTGCCAGAACCGTGGGTCCATGCCTGCGCGTTTGGCCTGAAGCTGTTCCAGGGGCCACTGTCCGGGCCAGAGCGACTTCTCATCGGGCGTGTTCTCGTGCAGGATGGCCGGAAGCTCGACGATTTCCCACTTGTCGGCGTCAGGATTCTTGATCTGGTGGCTGATAAGCTGCCCAGTGAGGTCAATCTGTGACCACCGGGTCATGATGACGATGATCGCACCCCCAGGCATCAAGCGCTGGAGAGGACCGGTCTGGAACCAGTTCCAAGCCGCGTCGAACGGCGTGCGTGTACCGGCTTTTAGATCTTGTTCCGAGTGCGGATCGTCAATGACAAAGAGATCGGCACCACGGCCAGCAATAGAGCCCCCTACGCCTACGGCATAGTACTGCCCCCCATCAGTTGTAGACCATTTTCCTGACGCTTTTTGGTCTTCTGACACCTTTGTATCAGGGAAAACGGTCGGATAGTCCTCGGCAAGTATCAAATTCTTGATGCGACGACCAAAATCCTCAGACAGGGACGCAGTGTGCGTACCCATGATGATCTTTTTATGTGGGAATTTGCCTAAAAAATAGGCAGGAAACAGGTATGAACTGAATTCTGACTTCCCCATACGAGGCGCGATGTTGATGATCAAGCGCTTTTTCTTGCCTGAAACAACGTCCTCGAAGATTTTTGCCAGTTGGCGGTGGTGCGGGCCTTCTTTGAAGCCCGGATAGAGCATATGAGCGAAGCCCAGCAAGGAGTTTTGAGCGGATGCTATTTTGTGTCGGCGCTCTTTCTCTTCTAGCAGGTCAAAAAGCTCCATTTTCTCCTTGACGGACATGGCTGGAAGCGCCATTTGAATGGCGTTAGCCTCCTGCTGCGTCAGGAAATCAGGCAGACGCATCCGCGTCCTCCCCGCTACGCTCTACAAGCACGGCGTCGGTAGGACTGAGGTCCGTAACGCCCATGAACCGCGACAATTTTTCCTTGATCTTGGCATCAAGCTCCGTGTCCTTCATCTCGGTCTTCTTGACCTCGACACGGTCGGTGAAGAGCGCCACTTCAGTGACTCGGCCCAGTAGCTCCAGAGCGCGTAGGCGTATGCGGGCGTCGGGGTGTTCTACCTCTTCGAGGATTTTTGACACCGCGTAGCCGCGTAGTTCCTTGGCCTGATGAACAAACTCCCAGTCGTAGGCAGTCAGCATGCCTGTCAGGTGCCTGACAGCCGCTGGAGTCTTGAGCGCCAGGAGCTTGGCGCGTTGCTTGTCGTCGGTGTCGGGCTTGACGAGCGCTTGAAATGCACCCTGAGCCAGCGAAGAGGCTGCTGTGGCGTCGGCGGTGTCTGCCGTAGGCGCACCTAAAGAGGTGAGCCAGTCAGTTGTGCTGTGCTGCGCGTTGAGTAGCTCTTCAGGCGTGGCCTTATCTACCGGGCGCAGCCCGCCTATGGCGTCTATTGGCGGCTCGAAGTCAAGCAAATGGTCCAGCATATTGTCGCAGGGCTTGCGCCCGAGTTGGGCGCAGTGTATGCTTGCGCCTGTCTCCTTGCAAGTGTGCTACTTGCTTTCTCCCTGAGTGGTCGTAAGACTGCTTTAAGTCCCGGGCTAAACCCCCGGGATTTTTTTATTTGTGCTTGTCAAAAGTTTGACAGAAATAGTCTGGGATTTTTTAGAAATTTAAGCTACGTTTTATGTGGCGTGGTATGGGGGTGGGCAGCAAAAGTGCAGATTTGACGTGCACAGCAAAAATCTGATTTGTGGTGCCGCTGCGATTTGTAAAAAATGTGTAGTGTGGTTGGGGATTCGTGTTCATACCACGACGCAGTACCTTGCTGCATACAGGGCCTCCCCGGGTACGGTGGGTTCTGGACTACGGGCAAAACGAATCGAAATACCCCCATATGTTAAAATGAACGTAGTGATTCGGTGGTTCGAGTCACACAACAGGGACACGTTGTCCCCATTCACTCTGGAGATCTGTAATGTCAATCAACAAGCAAGCATTCGTTGTCCTGAATCGTTTCGCTGACGCTGTCAATGAGGGTGTGAAGCAGCTTCGCCAAGGCCTGATGAGTGTCGGCATCACCACGGTCGAGGACGCGGAGCCCGTCGTGGTCGAGTGGGCAGCGCATCGGTACGCCTGTCCCCTCGTGGACGGCAAAGGCAAAGCCACGGGGCGCAAGGTCCTCGACAAGCACGCCGACACTTACGAGGCTGCACGCAAGGCCAAGCAACGCGTGATGGAAGCCCTGCGCGGTGACAGCGTCAACGGCAAGGCCGAGGGTCAGCACGCCGAGGCTGAGGAGGTCGAGATCCCTGCCGAGCTGCTCGCCGCTGCTCGCAAGCTGGCTGCTCTGGCGCAGCAGTACGAAGGTGCCCGCAAGATGGCCTCGCGTGCTCTGGCTACTGCGTTCGCCAAGTGATCGACAACGGGGACACGATGTCCCCAATCAAAGGAGAGAGACCATGAGCAAGTCATACAAGCGTGAAGAGCGGGCGCAAGCCCGCGCTGTGCAGCAGCGGCGCGAAGCCCGTCATTCAAAGATTGAATCACGCCATTCAAGTTTTGAATCAAAGCCCCATGCAAGAACCGTGCCAACTACCCTCGTGGACGCAAGTCCAGGAACTGAGCGGCCCTGGCCACCAATAAAGACGCGCTAAGTGGTTGATGCACAAAGCGTTATCCATATATATATAGATAAAGACAATTCTATTTATATATATATAAGGCTGGGCAAGCGGCTCTATCCACGAGGGCTCCTCAGCCTCTTTTCTTTTTCTCTTTTCTTTTGCCTTGTCTGTGTGTATGTTTTTTGTTTTGATCTTGTCTCGGGTACGTGTTGTGTTGCTTGCGCTTTGCGTGACAAGGACTTACAGTGCGCACCGAGGTGGCCAGTACTGCTCATTTGTTGGACAGCACTGGACGCAACACTTATCATTCTGGTAACCATCAACCCTCAACGGGGACAGTCTGTCCCCATTCACCAAGGAGAACGCCATCATGGCCCTACCTTTCTACGACCGTGTCGCACCGCGCTGCCCGAAGTGCCAACTACGTAAAACCCCCGACTTCTTTCGCAAGTGGCATGAAGGGCGCTTCGTGCTGCGCCCTTGGTGTCAACTCTGTGAGCCGAGCGTGCGGCCCGAGTCTCCTGCGAAGGAAGAGTTGCAGAAAGAGCGCGCCTATCTCGCTGCGCTCGAAGCCGAGCGGGAAGCCACGCGTTCGCCGCCACCGAAGCTGGTGCCTATGGCGGTTTGTCCTGGGTGCAAGCACACGTTTTCTCTGCAGCGTTTCCGCAAGTGGTGGGGCACCAAGCGGATCAAGCGCACGCTGTGCATCGAGTGCGAACCTGAGCGCCGATTGGAGAGCATGACACCTGAGGAGCGCGAGGCGCTGATGCTTGCGGGCAAACCCCGTGTGACGCCTGCTCGTGTGGCTCGGTTGAACGCGGAAGAAGCCGATGCTGAACGGCGACGCCGCAGTCTTGCGGGCAAGCGCAGACACAGCGCTGAGCGCACGCGTGCTTGGTCGCCCACGTTGTCGGTGTTGCGTGAGGAGAAGTGGTGGTGCATGCAGCACATAAAAGATGCCGTCACGCCTGAGTGGCGCACGTTCTTCGAGGCTTACGCTGCGGCGGTGACGGACGCACTGCAGCGGGCCAAGATCAAGAAGGCGCAGACCTCAAGCACGAGCGCTGCGCCACCACCCGAGACCTTTTTCTTTCGAGAGACGCTGCAGTCTTTGGGCAGGCTGTACGCAGCGTGTCAGGTCTTGCGTGGGCGCAAGCACTATCGAGACCCCGCATGCATCGGCTGGCTAAACGATGTCAAGTGAAAGGAGCGAAGTGATGTCTAGTGAAGATGCAGCACTGCTGCTCGTGTGCGCCACGGCAGTGGCCTTGATGCTGAGTGGTGTGATTTAACAACCTGAAAGGAGAAAGCAAATGAACAGTCAACAACGCCGCACCCATGACGAGGTCGTCGGGCAGTACATCGATGACAAGGGGCGCACAGTCACGCGCAAGTTGTACCTCGTTACACGCAAGAACGCCGAGCGCAAATGCTTGGAGTCCAGTGTGCGGGTCGATAGTGTGGACCCCGAGAACCCAATGTGGCTGACACACGCTGTATATCGGGACTACTACCAGATGCTGGCGCGTAATAGTGACCGGGCCACGGCCAAGAACATCGACGCTTTACACGAAGGCAGCATGCAAGAACTGCCAACCATCCGCGCATGCATACGCGCTCACTACACCGACTGGGTTTGAGAGGAGAAAGCAAATGAGCAACGACAACACCGTGATCGGATACCTCATGGAAGCGCACCTCATGGAGCGTCTGCAGCAGATCAGCACCGGCCTGCATGGTGGCACTGACCGAGAGCGCGACTACGGGCACCGCCTGTGGCTGATCATCAACGAACTGCGCAACAACCCCATCACCGAAGGAGAAAGCAAATGAGCAACGACAGAACATACAACGGCTGGTCCACATACTAAACGTGGCTGGTCAACCTGTGGTTACAGAATGACCAAGCACTGCATGCGGAACTGCATGCCGCCGTCTGCGAAGCAGACACACTGTTCGACGCCAAGGAGGTTCTCCAGGCGAAGCTTGAGAACGAGGTGGACCTCCACCTTGAGGCCGCAGGTGCTACGCATGGTGGGTTGATACCTGACCTGTTGCGTGGGGCCCTGCAAGAAGTCAACTGGTACGAGATCGCCAAGAACTGGCGTGGTGAAGAGTAACTAACCAAAGGAGAAAACAGATGCAGATTAAGACACAAGACCTGACCGGCCCCGCCTTGAACTGGGCGGTGGCGGAAGCATTGGGATACCAGCCCCGCGTCTACAGCACGCAGTCAATCCGCGCAGAACTCCCTACAGGTGGCGTGATCGCTCCGTTCATGCCGGGGTTTCGTTGGGACCAAGGCGGACCGATCATCGAGCGGGAGGGATTGAGCATCATACACGTGGGAGACGACTGGCTCGATGCGTGGAAAGCCAGAAAAGGAGACGGCCATTGGAAGGGGGAATACAAACACGGCCCCACGCCCCTGATCGCAGCCATGCGCTGCTTCGTAGCATCCCGCCTCGGTGACGCCGTCGAAGTGCCGGAGGCACTGCAAGAGTGACTGAACGGGGACACGCTGTCCCCGTTCGCAACCGTGGCCCCTGCGGTCCAGGGGTAGTTCATCAGGAGAAAGCAATGAACAAGTTCACACAAGCACGCCAAGACGCAATCGCCAACGCTCATCGTGCCGCGCTACGCGTCCGCATACTGGATGCGCCTGCCGTGCAGGCCATCATGCAACTGTTCCCACGCAGCATGCGTAAGGATGTGCGGATCTACCCGTCCGACCACAGCAACAGCGTCTCGTTCAACCTGTACATGCGCGACCTCGACAGCCTGAAGGACAAGCGCCTGATGCGCGTGCTGGAGACCTTCGCTACCGACCCGTCGTGGAACTCATCAAGCAATGACTACACCTACGACACGCCCAACCGTGACTATCGCTTCGACAAGAAGCTGTCCATCCCGATGCCAGCTAACGAACACGCTCGCTGGCTAGACAAGCACGGTTACTTCTGGCACGAGGACAAGACCGTGCTGCCTGTGGAGATCCACATCTACATCAGCGCTTACGTCAAGGCCGACAGCGATAGCTGCCGCATCGAGGTCGTTGACCGTGTCGAGAAGGTCGTGATCGAGGAAGTGAAGCGCATCGTCTGCGCTTGAGGCATCCGCCTCACCCTTGGCCCGGGGGTTCCGGGCCTTTTTGTTTAGGAGTAAGCGATGTATTGGGAAGTAGTAAACGTCGAAGCCAAGGACGGCTTTGAGATCGTCTTGTCCACCACCCCTGAGGACATGCCGCCTGATTGGGATGAGACAGAAGAACAACGCGCCGAGACACTGCGCAAGATAGAGGATGGCACATGGTTGTACTTCATCGCCCGTGTCGAAGCCTGCAAGGAGGGCATCGCGCTTGGCACCTCGTACCTGGGCGGCTGCTGTTACGAGAACATGCAGCAGTTCCTCAAGGAGTCCGATGACTACTACCAAGACATGGTGCACGAAGCCATCGAAGAGGCGCGCGCCCGCATCAACCGTTTCAAGGAGTAATGCAGTGACGACAACCTACGAATCCATCCCTCCCCTCAGCCTCGCTGAGGCTGAAGACGATCAAGAGGCGTACCGCCAATGGAAGGCATTGGACGCATACATCACCGATGGTCACTGCCGTGAGTGGGTGCTGTGCTGGGATGGCGATGCCGCTGAGCCCGTGCTCAAGAACGCCAAGGCCGCTAGCTTCCGTGGCGAAGTCCACACCATCATCGGAGGACGCGCACCACACAAGCCCGGGTCAACGGGCAGGGTGTGGACCAGCGACAACGCCGAGTACTACCCCGGCGTCTTCGACATGAAGTGGGTGAACACGCTCGGCTAAACACTTCCCACAATCCTGGGAACGTGTACAATGTTTGATACCCGAAGGGGCGGCGGGCAATCCGCCCCACATCAACTAGGAGAAAGCAATCATGGCTCATCAAATCGACACCACCTCCCTCAACCGCGCTTCCTATGCCTCCACCAAGCGTGAGTGGCACGGGCTTGGCGAACTCATGCCTATGGGCGCAGACATTGAGACCTGGGCGCAAGCCGCAGGGATGGAGTACCGTGTCCAGCGCGGCGTCATCCGCTACGCCACCGAATGTCTGACCCCAGACGCTGCCATCCACAACCTGAAGACCATCGAAGACAAGCTCGTGCTCTTCCGCTCCGACACCGGCGCTCCCCTGGGCGTGGTGTCTGACAGCTACAAGGTCGTGCAGCCCCGTGAGGTGCTGGAGTTTTTCAGGGAGTGGGCGCAAGCTAACGCATGCACCATCGAGAGCGCTGGCGTGCTGTTCGGCGGCAAGCGGTACTTCGCCACAGCCAAGATGTCCGATGGTGTGTTCGTCGGTGAAGGGGACAAGGTTGTCCCCTATGTGCTGCTCAGCACCAGTGCTGACGGTTCACTCGCCACCGAGGGGCGCATCACGACTGTGCGTGTGGTGTGCAACAACACGCTGCGTCTGGCAAGCGCCGGGGCATCATCTTTCAGGGTGTCACACCGCACCACGTTCAAGGCCGAGGAGTGCCGCAGCATCATCGAGACTGCACATCAGGAGTTCGGTGCGTTCATGGACATGAGCCGCAAGCTTGCGTCCATCAAGGTGGAGTCCCGGCTTGCCGAGGACATGACAACGCTCCTGCTGACTACGTCAACCCGCGATGCGGATGCAGCGCGTGACTCTGCCGGGTTCACCAAGATCATGTCCCTCTTCAGCGGAGGCGGCAAGGGCAGCACGCTGGAGACGGCACGCGAGACAGCCTTCGGGTGGCTCAACGCGTGTACCGAGTACGTGGACCACCATGTGCGTGCGCGTAGCGACGAGAACCGTACAGCCGCAGCCCTGTGGGGCCCAGGCGCTGACCTCAAGCAGCGTGCAGTAGAGATCGCACTGGCGGCATAAGCAGAAGCCAACCAGTGTCAGTCAGGGGGAGCATGTCGCTCCCCCTTTTCGTTGGGGACAAGTTGTCCCCGTTCAACCAAGGAGAGAGCAATGCAAGTAGTTCACATCAGTGTCATGACCGGCAAGCTTGACGGCTTGCGTGCCATCAGTACCAACACGCGCACCAACCCGTACTGCATCAAGCAGAACGCGTCCGGCGATCCCACCAACATCTGCACCAAGTGCTACAGCCACACGATGCTGTCCAGCTACCGCAAGAACATGCAACCTGCGCTGCAGAGGAATAGTGACGCGCTGTCCGCCCACATACTGGCTACGCACGACCTTCCTCGGATCGTAGATCCGGTCTTCCGCTTCGACGCACACGGTGAGTTGATCAACGAGACGCATCTGCTGAACCTCGTGGCTATCTGTGAGTACAACCCAGCAACCTCGTTCGCGTTGTGGACTAAGCGCAATGACATCGTGAGCAAGTACTTCCGCACGCGTGCCAAGCCAGCGAACATGACGCTGATCTACAGCAACCCCAAGATCAGCCACATCATGGCGAAGCCGCCGAAGCACTTCGACCGCACGTTCAACAACGTGCTGGAGCACGAGTACGTCGAGCGCCAGAACTGCACAGGGCAGCAGTGCAAGGATTGCTTGCTTTGCTATACCCCTGGGAACGGTGTCACGACCATCGTAGAGAAAGTGAAGAAGTACTGAGTCAAGCGCTTGACACCCCGGTGCTAGGCACCGATACTACGCGTCCTCATCAACTAACCGGAGTCATCAATGACTTTCAACATCGAGAGCGGCATCGAGATGCCCAAGCGTGCACGCGGTCGTACCCCGACCAAGTTCCCCATCTCTGACATGGCTGTGGGTCAGTCTTTCCTGATCCCCTGCGACACCGCAGATAAGAAGGCGCTGACCAACTGGCGGCGTAAGTTCTTGGTTGCCAAGCAAGCCTTCCTGAAGCAGTACGAGGGCGAGTTCAAGACCGCTACGGTGGACGGTGGCATCCGTGTCTGGCGTACGGCGTAACCGCCGCTAACACCACTCAACGCTCTGCTTCGGCAGGGCGTTTTTGTTGGCTAAACGATTTTCATCAGGAGAAAGCAAATGAACGAAATTCAAAAACTCGCGTTAAACAAAGCCCTTGCTATGCTCAAGGGTGCGGATGCGAAATACATCGTGGTGTTGCCTGACGGCACCGAGCACAGCCTGGGTGATCTGAAGCTGGCCCCACCGGAGCCTGTGCGTAAGCGACATCAAGTCGTACCGATGGGCACATACAAAAAGATCTACGAGCCGCACCTCAAGGACCTGCAGGTGGGTGAAGTAGCGCTGGTTCCTACAGAAGGTGTTGACGGTAAGGCACTGCAATCTGCATGCACCGCGTGGTGTAACAAGCAGTGGGGTATCGGCGCTTGCATGTCGCATCGCACTGAACAGCATATTGAAATCATGAGGGTTGCATGATGACCACTAAACAACTCGTTCGTCACGCTCGTGAACTCTGGAATTCCCCACTGGTGCCTCCGCAAATCAACCGGCACAATCGAAAGGCTTGGGTCAGGAGCGTCCTGCGCCTGGGTGATAAGTGGCTTCTGGCACAGAAAGTAAGGAGGATCACGCAATGAACAAGGAATATCACGACGGCACCGAACCTGACTCGTTGCCGCACTACACGTTCTGTTCAGGGCCTTGCAACCAAGGCCGAGAGCCCTGCCCATGCCCGATGGCATGTGAGCGGGAAGCTGCTGAGACGGACATCAGCATCCTTGGTCTGTTCATCCGGTTTGTCATCGTGACCCTGGCCTTTGTCGGCCTGGGTGCAATCGTAGGAGTATGGGCATGAAAGTTGAAGTCACACACGCCGACATCTCAAACGAGATGGGTGTCGTTGCCACGGTGCAGTTGGTAGATGAGAACGTGGTGCAGGTAAACATCAGACAAGTCACCGGCTGGAACGACTGGATCGAAGTCTACGAAGCGGTCAAGCGCATCATGATGTTGATGGAGGTGAAGAATGACTGATACCGGAGGACCGGCGTTTCCTACCAAGAACTACGCCGCCATCAAGGCGGTGGAGGAGGTGAAATGAGCAAGCGATGGGAGTTCCGCAAGGACGGCTTTGTCTACGACGTTGAAACGAACGAGCGTGTCTGCTCGCCTCACTCAACGCTGCCCGACAGCATCAAGAAGTTCGGGCCACACAAGCAGGACTTGATCGCCAACGCCCGCCTGATCGCCGCCGCGCCAAGGATGTTGGAACTGCTGAAACGTCTTTTGTCGATAGCAGAGGACGCGGCAGAGTCGTTGGGTAGGTTTTGCAGTGACGAGGGCCGGGCTCAGAAAGACATGGACCGCATGGACAACGTGGACGGGATGCTGCCGTTGATGCGCGCCGTTATCAAGGCTGCGGAAGGAGAGGAAGCATGATCTACACCACCCTGAACAAAATCCGTGCTCATGGTCCTTGCGCTAACGGCTGGGCCAAACTGCTGCGCCATCTGGGCAAGACGCAGGCCGATGACGAGCCGCTGGCGCTCGCCACGATCCTCGACAGCAACGGCCTAGACGACGCGCTCTGGTGCCTGCGTGCCGTCAATGGGCACGAACGCGAGATGCGGCTGTACGCAGTCTGGTGCGCTCGACAGGTGCAGCACCTGATGACCGACCCGCGCTCACTGGCCGCGCTGGATGTGGCCGAGCGGCACGCCAATGGCGAGGCGACTGACGAGGAGTTGGCCGCAGCGTGGGACGCAGCGTGGGGCGCAGCGACTGACGAGGAGTTGGCCGCAGCGTGGGCCGCAGCGTGGGGCGCAGCGACTGACGAGGAGTTGGCCGCAGCGTGGGCCGCAGCGTGGACCGCGAGGGCCGCAGCGTGGGCCGCGAGGGGCGCAGCGAGGGACGCAGCGAGTGCCGCAGCGTGGGCCGCGAGGGGCGCAGCGAGGGACGCAGCGAGTGCCGCAGCGAGGGGCGCAGCGTGGGCCGCACAGACGGCAGAGTTCCGGCGTGTGTTTTTCGGGGAGGTGACGACATGACCGACCCGCAAGGCACCAAAACATCGTACACCGATGACTCGATCATGCACGTTGTACCGCTCAACGATCTACGTGAGCACGTTGCCAGCAAAGACTGCTGGTGTAAACCGACCGAGGACGAAGGCTGGCCCGATATTTGGGTGCATCACGCAATGGACCAACGAGAGCAGTACGAAGAAGGAAGGAAACCGACATGACCACCCTGAGAACCGCCGCCCAGCAGGCGCTGGAGGCGTTGATTGAAAACGCACGGTTGCTCGGGGCAACACAGGCCAAGAAGGGCTTTGGTTGCTTCTCGCAGGAAGACGCCAGGCTTGAACGCGCATGGCACGAAGGCATTGCCAAGCACAGTGCCGCCCTACGCGCCGCGCTGGCAGAGCCGGTGCAGGAGCCACTCACTAATACATACGTGCAGGTTGTTCCAAACAAGTGTGACCGTATTGTTTGGCGAGGACACTATTTCCATTTGCCCGTTAACTCAACATCAGAGCCGGTGCAGGAGCCGGTGGCGTGGGTGCTGGCGCTACCAGATGGCAGACTTGATCGTCTGTCGGTTGTTGCTTACGACGATGAAGCAGAAGAAATGCTGCAACGAAGCATTGCCGGATGCACGTTGGTGCCCCTCTACGCCGCCCCACCCCAGCCCCCAGCAGAGCCGGTGCAGGAGCCGTCTATGTGGGGCAGTGGTGACGGCTATTGGGTTCGACATGATGATCTGCATCATCGGCCTGACAAATATCGTTTCACGATCCCCCTCTACACCGCCCCACCAAAATGAAACTGAACTGGGAAAACGTCAAGGGTGTGCTTGAGCAGTGCGGGCCGATGACCATGCGTGAGGTGGCTACGTACTTCCCTGACCACCCATACCCAAACGTGAGCAGCCTACTCTCTGCCATGCGTTTGCGGGTACAGACCAAGCAGGTTTACATCCACTCATGGACTCGTGAAGGTATCGGCAGGAAGTACCTCCGCGCTGTTTACGCAGTGGGCAACAAGCGCAATGCAAGTAAACCTCCGGTCATCAGTGACTACGAGAGGAAGAAGGCATGGCGCGAGAAGAAAAAGGTGCCGCAGGTTGTGGCTAACTCAGTGTTTACATGGGGGCAACATGGATAGAAATGACATCATCCGCATGGCGCGGGAGGCTGGTTGCGAGGAAACATGGGGCGCAGACGCATTCAGGTTTGTTGAAGAAGAACTTGAGCGCTTCGCCGCCCTTGTCGCAGATGCCGAGCGTGACCGTTGCTGCAAGATCGTTTACGGCATGGCCGGGTCGGACAACGTGGCGCAGAGAATTGTGGATGCGATAAGGAGGAAGAAATGAACCGCGATGACATCGAACGTATGGCAAGAGAAGCCAAGGGCCATCCGTACACCAACAGGTACACGCCTGGAGAAACTGCGTTTGCGTTCTCAATCGACAGGCTGGAGCACTTTGTTTCACTTGTTGCCACTGCCGAGCGGGACAAATACGAAGCCAAGTTCAAACAGCTAGAAGCGATCATGCAGGAGCGGGAGCAGCAGCCTAATAAGCCATGCTGTTTGGCCGAGCGTGAGGCGTGTGCTGCGTGGGTACGAACTAACTATATGGACCACAGCGTTGATTCGTTGTGCGAATCACTCCGTGCAAGGAGTAACCCATGAGATACGAAGCACAAGACTTCGCCCGCTGTGCGGGCAACCCATGCTTCGCGTATTGCAAGCAGTGCAAGCGCAACGTGTTCAACAGCCCGGTCGATCCTGACGCCATGCGCCAGTGGTACATGGGTCCGTGGGTTGTTGAGGATGAGAAGTGTCCCAGCTTTATCGCGGTGTCGAATTCGCGGAGCAAGGAGGAATGAAATGCCCCGAGTGCAACAAGTGGACCGAGGTTCTGGAGTCAGTTTTGAGGGACGATGGCTCCCGCCGCCGACGCTACCAATGTGCGAACCTACACAGGTTCTCGACGGTGGAGAGAATAGAAGTGGTAAAGACAGGGGGCTGGAGACACGGACAGAAGCGCGGACCCAATGGCCGTTTCTCTACAGCTACCGAGACGGACACTGCATCGTCAACCGACAACCCACCAAGTCAAAATACCAAGAAGCCCTCGCCGTAGGCGAGGCACAGTTCTAAGCGGGTTGCATCACTGCAAGACTGGTTTTAGCCTAACAGATGTGAAGCCTTTTCTTGCGCACCATACGTACCCGCTGAGAGTAGATAGCGTGTGGTGCTCTCCTAACCTAGACCGAGGGGGCTAGGAATCTGTTTCTCCCCCTCACTAATTCAACCAACACATCCGAAAGCAATGAACGCAAACGACACAATGGTCGGCGGCGACCACTACAAGCGCCACAAGTACGAGACCTGGGATGTCATCCTCGACTGGCAACTCGGCTACCTTGATGGAAATGCCGTTAAGTACCTGAGTCGCTGGCGACTCAAGGGCGGCGTGCAAGACCTGAAGAAGGCAGCGCACTACATCCAAAAACTGATTGAAGTGGAAGAAGCAAATGGCAAGAACTCCTGAGAATGCCGTGAAAGCAAAATGTGTAGAGGTGATTAAAAAGTACAAAGCCTACTACTTCTTCCCTGCACAGAATGGCTACGGCATTTCCGGAACTTTTGACATCTGCTGCGTGCTCAACGGGTATTTCATAGGCATCGAGTGCAAAGCCACTTCCAAAAGCCGCCCAACCGGATTACAATCCCGCAATGCGGCCAAAACATTGGCAGCGGGGGCCCCGGTTCTTCTGATTCACGCAGAAAACACGGGCGTGTTGGATGCCTTACTCGGAAAGATTGCAAATGAAAAAACCGCTGGATTTGACGGGGCAAGTGTTTGGCCGTTTGACGGTGTTGTCGGAGGACACACTAACGGCGGTGGGGAAGCGTCGTAGGTGGCACTGTGCCTGCCTTTGCGGAACGTCTAAGTCTGTCGGCCAGCAAGAGCTTCTGAACGGGCAAGCGCGTTCGTGCGGGTGTATACGCAAAGAACAACTACGTACCAGAAATACTATACATGGAGCCTCTCCTAGAAACGCCGAGACCTATACGTATAAGAAATGGAAGGGTATGCACCGCCGTATAAAAGACACAGACAAACCAAAAAACGAATTCTATAAAAACGTGCACGTTATCCCCCGATGGGAGACATATGAAAACTTCTTGGCTGACATGGGGGAGTGCCCTCCTGGCTACTCCTTAGACCGTATAGATAACGCCAAAGATTATGGACCCGATAATTGCCGTTGGGTTCCCCTATTCGATCAGGCGGCTAATACTTCGCGTAACCGGGTAGTGACAATAGACGGTGCTACAAAGCATATATCCGCCTTGGCACGAGAAGCAGGTCTGCACCCAGACGTTGTGTTTGATCGAATCAACAAACTTGGTTGGGACGTAGAACGCGCATTGCAGACCGTTAAGGTAAAAACTAAAACAAAAATAACACCAGAGATGGTGCAGGCAATGCTGCGTTTGAGTGCGGCAGGTGAATCGCAGTACGTTATTGCCAAACAGCTAGGGCTGTCTCAGGGTGGCGTGTCTTTGACACTTAAACGGTATAAAGGAAACAACCGCAATGACTAAAGAATCAGAAGTTGTAGCGCAAGTAGAACGCATACTGCGTAAATACAAGGCGTACTACACAAAACAAAAAGGTGTAGGTGTTGTAGACATCATCGTGTGCTATCGAGGCATGTTCTTGGGTGTAGAATGCAAGGCAGGCTTTAACAAGCCTACGCTGCTACAAGAGCGTGAGATGGCAGACATCCACAAAGCCGGGGGCTCGGCTATGGTGGTGCGTGAAGACACCCTTGAACTGCTGGAAGAGTGGTTCGCAGAGAGGCAAGCATGGGCACAGTAAGCAATGAAGAGAGCGTGGCTGCACGCCTCGAAATGATCGACATGATGGAGCAGATTGCTGAGCTTCACAAAGACGAAGCGGATCAGTTCATCCGCGCCATCCTCATGGTGGGTAGCTGTTTCTTGAACAAAAAGAACCACGGTGTGTTCTGTCTTGTTGAGGACGAGGCTATGCTCAAGATCATGGGGGTGAATTCGTCGCTACACGAGACGGGGCACATCGTCACACAGGCTGCAGAGATGTTGATCACAAACCTGCACGCCAACGACCTACATAGAAAAGGAGAAACACATTGAGCAACAACGCGCCATACGACCGCATAGTGGTCATCGACTTCGAAACGGCTTGGTCTCGATCCGAGTACACGCTCAGCAAGATGACCACCGAAGAGTACGTACGTGATCCCCGCTTTAAGGCATGGGGTTTGTGTTGGAAGGAAGTGGGCACCGATGAGATCCCGGTATGGGTACGCGGCGACCGCATCAGGCGCTGGGCAGTGAGCATCGACTGGTCTCGCACAGCCATCCTCGCGCACAACGCACAGTTCGATGTGACCATCCTGTCCTGGGTCTACGGCGTCAAGCCTGCGTTCATCTTCGACACCCTCAGCATGGCCCGCGCACTGCGTGGCGTGGAGGTGGGCAACAGTCTGGCTACGCTGGCTGAAGCGTTCGAGCTACCACCCAAGGGCAAGGCGGTGCACTCAACCGATGGCCTGCTGGACTCGATTCCGTTCCACGTTGAGCAAGAACTTGCCGACTACTGCAGGCATGACACGTACCTGTGTGAGCAGATCTTCCTGCGCTTGATCGAGGGCTACCCAACCAAGGAGTTGAAGCTCATCGACATGACGCTCAAGATGTACACCAACCCGCTGCTGGTGCTGGACAAGGAGCTGCTGGCACAGGCCATCGAGGAAGAAAGGATTGCACGTGAAGGTCTGCTCCGCAGGCTTGGACTGCAAGAGGCTGCGCTGGCTTCAAACCAACAGTTTGCAGAAGTACTAAAGGCTTTTGGCGTAGCCCCGCCGACTAAGACGAGTAAGACAACAGGCGAAGAAACGCTTGCGCTTGCCAAGAACGATGCTCACTTCCAAGCCCTCCTCAATCATGAGAATGAGGCTGTTGCTCTGTTGTGCGAAGCCCGACTGAAGGTCAAGAGCACCAGCGAGCGCACGCGTGCACAGCGCTTCCTCGACATCGCAGAGCGCGGCTCACTCCCGGTGCCACTGAGTTACTACGGTGCAGCCACAGGCCGGTGGACAGCAGCCAAGGGTAGCGCGATCAACATGCAGAACCTCAAGCGTGGAAGCTTCCTGCGCAAGGCCATCATGGCCCCTGAGGGTTATGTCATCGCCGTGGGTGACCTCTCGCAGATCGAGCCTCGGGTGCTTGCATGGCTGGCCGACTATGACAACCTGCTCGACATCTTCCGCTCAGGCGGAGACCCCTACGCCCAGTTCGGTGCGCAGATGTTCAACCTCCCCGGCATGACCAAGGACAGCCATCCGACGCAAAGGCAAAGCGCAAAGTCCGCCCTTCTGGGTTGCTTCGGAGGCAATACGCCTGTACTTACACAAAGGGGCTGGGTTATCATTCAGGATGTTTTGCCGGAGGACAGGGTATGGGACGGGCTGGAGTGGGTGACGCATCAGGGGGTGGTGCCACAAGGGGAGAAGGACGTTCTGACAGCGTATGGGATAAGCGTAACTTCGGACCACGAAATCCTGACGGAACATGGGTGGGAGGAGTGGAGCGCGGTCCTAGCCGACCCTTCCCTTTTCCAGTCGGCACGGTCTTTGGCGAACTTACTTGCTTGGACTGGCGCAGGCACACAGGAGGGCCTGAATGGCGGCGTTGTTCCATGTACCAGCCGTACATGCGCTGCTCCTGCGGATGGGAAGGCTTCGTTACACGCGCCAACTTGCGTGGGGGGAGAACTACCCGCTGCAACGCGTGCGCCAAAAAGAAGTCACATGCAACGCGCATGGCAAGGCTCGGCTTTGAGCAGGTTTGTCCAGATGCTGCACACCGCGACCGGCTACTTGACCGCATCAGTGCAATCGTTGTGCGTTGCACCAAGTCAAAAAGCGCAACGTATCCGGACTATGGTGGTCGGGGCATCACGGTTCATCCGGCATGGGTTGAAAACCGCATCGAATTCTTGCGCTACCTCGTTAGCCTCGATGGCTGGGATCAGCCCGCGCTTCAACTCGACCGCATCGATAACAACGGCGGTTACGTACCCGGCAATCTTCGATTCGTTACGCGCAGTGAGAACATGGCGAACAAGCGCCGGATTACTGCCCGAGAAGTCGAAGCCCTCAAGCAACGCATCGCCGTTCTTGAGGCAGAGAATGCAGACCTACGACATCGCTTACGCAGGGCCGAGGAACCGCTACACGATTTTGACTGACGCGGGGCCGCTCATCGTTCACAACTGCGGCTACCAGCTAGGCTGGGCATCGTTCGCGGCTCAGCTTCTCACCGGCTTCCTCGGCGCACCACCCAAGCGCTATACCAAGGAGGAGGCCAAGCAGTTGGGCGTGACCGGCGCTGAGGTGCAGAAGTTCCTGTCCTGGGATGAGAACATCAAGAAGATGGCCGAGATCCCCCACACCTGCACCGAGCTTGAACTGGGCATCCACTGCCTCGCGGCCAAGGCCATCATCGACAAGTACCGCGCTGCGTCTGCGCCTGTCGTGGCGTTCTGGGAACTGATGGGGCAGCTTATCGAGCACAGCCTGTATAAGGGCAAGGAATACACCCATAAGTGTCTGACCTTCCGCAAGGGCGAAATCGTCTTGCCAAGTGGTATGAGTGTGAGGTATCCTGACCTCCGCCCGGATCAGGATGAGAAGGGCCGAGTCCAGTGGTCGTACGCTGACGGCAAAGACGGCAAGCGCACGAAGCTCTACGCGGGCAAGGTCACCAACAACGTGGTCCAAGGCACGGCGCGATGCGTCATGACGGACGGGATGCTGCGAATAGGAAAGCGGTATCCGGTCTGTGGAACCGTGCACGATGAGGCGCTATGCGTAGCGCCCGAGAGTGAAGCGACTGAGGCCAAAGAGTACCTTCTGGCCTGCATGACCATTGAGCCGAAGTACATGCCAGGAATCCCGCTCGCTGCCGATGGTGGCGTGCACAAACGATACGGACTTGCTAAAGGATGAAAACCCAAACTGTTACCGACTACGCCATGCCTCTCATTGAAATCGAGCGCATGGCTAGAGCAATCCACAGCCTGTGCCTTGAGCACAAGTATGGAGAAGCGCGGGAACTCACCGTCCACCTGGGCGTTGAGAACCGCATCCTGCAAGCCACGCTTGCACTACTAGAAGAAAAGGAGAAAGCGTTTGCAAATCCCAAGGAGCTTCAAGCTGGGTAACCAGCCCTACAAAGTGCGACTCGTTCAGGTAATGCCTGGGCCGGGGAGGATGGGCGAGGTTGATCACAACACGCGCATCGTCACCATCGCACACACAAGCAACCTGACCGGGCGCTCATTCAAGAGCGAAGAGATCGACGACACGTTCTGGCACGAGGTCACTCATGCCATCCTCAAGGACATGGGCCACAAGCTCTGGAACAACGAACGCTTCGTCACTCGCTTCGCTCGCCGTCTGACCGAGGTCGTCAACACAGCCAAACTCTGATGAGTACACAAGTCACTTGGTCACATTCAGCACTGAAAGATTTCGAGGGATGCGCCAAGCGCTACCACGAGGTCAAAGTGCTGAAGCGGTTTCCGTTCACGGACACCAAGCACACCATCTACGGCAAGGACGTTCACAAGGCCATCGAGGACTACGGACGCGACGGCACACCCATGCCGCCTGAGTTCATGCTCTTCAAGCCGGTGGTGGATGCGCTCCTTGCCAAGCCTGGACGCAAGTTGTTCGAGCATGAGATGGCGCTGACCAAGGACTTGCGGCCCTGTGACTTCAAGGACGACAGCCGCTGGGTGCGGGGTATCGCTGACCTGCTGATCGTGGACGACGACAACCTGACCGCTCGGGTGGTGGACTGGAAGACGGGCAACGACAAGTATCCTGACCGGGACCAGCTAACGCTGATGTCCCTGATGGTGTTCGCCCACTTCCCCCACATCCGCAGCGTGTCGTCCGCGCTGTTCTTCATCGTCAAGGGCAGCATGGTCAAGCACAAGATGTCCCGCGAGGATGCTGAGGCAGCTTGGTGGGACTACCGAGAGCGCGTTGCCAAGCTTGAGGCAGCGCATGAGTTTGATGTGTGGAACCCCTCACAGAGCCCGCTGTGCGGATGGTGCCCCGTCAAGGACTGTACGTTCAACACGAAGAGGTACTGACATGACGCAAGTAAACGGCAAGCGTGACTACAAGCACGCGTACAAACTGCAGAAGGCCAGCGGTGAGACCACCGATCAGATCGAGCGCCAACGCGCACGCAGGGCCTACGACAAGGCTGGCGTGGACCGCGCAGGCAAAGACATCGACCATGTCAAGCCACTGCGGGCAGGCGGCAAGAGCACCCCAGGCAACATGAGATTGCGCTCACGCAAGGCCAACCAAGCCGACAACGGCAAGTAAAACAACACGGAGAAGGCACTTGGAGATCATCGACAACCGCATACTGCTCTTCAACACACGCAACCCCCACCGCTACAGCATCATCCCCAAGCACAAGGTAATGCCCATTGAGGGTGGTTACCAAGTCGCTGTCTTCTGGGGGCTTGATGAGACCAGGGTGCTGCGCAACCTGGGGGTGAAGAACATCCCCTCCCCGATCCAGGGGAGGTATGAGTGGCCCGGACGCTACCGTCCGATGGACCACCAGCGAGACACCGCGTCCTTCCTCACGCTCAACCGGCGTGCGTTCGTGCTGTCTGAGCCGGGGACAGGCAAGACGCTATCAGCCCTGTGGGCGGCTGACTACCTGATGAAGCGCGGAGAAGTCCGACGCTGCCTCATCCTGTGCCCCCTGTCGATCATGCACAGCGCGTGGATGCAGGACATCGGCAACTCCATCATTCACAGAAGCGCAGTGGTTGCCCACCATGCGCAGGCCGCACGCCGCATCGAGTTGATACAGGAGGACTACCAGTTCGTGATCACGAACTACGAAGGCCTGAACCTGATTGCCGATGAGGTGAAGAACGATGGGCGCTTCGACCTCGTCATCGTGGACGAAGCCAACGCGTACAAGAACCCGCAGACCCGACGCTGGAAGGCGCTGAACTCCATCATCAAGCCCGAGACCTATCTGTGGATGATGACGGGCACACCTGCGGCGCAGAGCCCTGTGGATGCGTATGGTCTCGCCAAGCTGGTCAACCCCAACGGGGTGCCGAAGTTCTACACGGCGTGGCGCGATCAGGTGATGAACAAGATCACCATGTTCAAGTGGGCACCCAAGGCTGACGCAGCAGACAGGGTCTTCAGTGCACTGCAGCCCGCCATACGCTTCACCAAGGAGCAGTGCCTGGATCTGCCGCCTGTGCTCACGACCACACGCGAGGTGCCGCTCACCCCGCAGCAAGCCAAGTACTACAACCTGCTGCGCGACCAGATGGTGGCTATGGCTGCAGGCGAGACGATCACTGCGGTGAACGCAGCGGGCGTGCTCAACAAGCTCCTGCAGATCAGCACAGGCGTGTCCTACACGGACAACCAAGAGGTAGTGGAGTTCGATGCCACGCCTCGCCTGAATGTCTTGCTCGAAGCATTGGAGCAGACCGAGCGCAAGGTCATCGTGTTCGCGCTCTTCCGCGCCGCCATCAGCACCATCAGCGCCTTCCTTGCCAAGAACGGTGTGGCTTGCGAAGAGATTCACGGGGGCATCACCGCCACCAAGCGCAGCGACATCATCAAGCGCTTCCAGACGCAGCCCAACCCGAGGGTGCTGGTCATGCAGCCGCAGGCCACAGCGCACGGCATCACGCTGACGGCTGCTGACACGGTGATCTTCTACGGCCCGCTGATGAGCGTCGAGCAGTACGTGCAGTGCATCGCCCGTGCTGACCGCAAGGGCCAGGACTCCGACAAGGTCACGGTGATCCACATCGAGGGCTCACCCGTGGAGAAGCGCATGTTCAAGGCGCTGTCCAGCAAGGTGGATGACAACGCCATGCTGGTCAAACTTTTTGAGGACGAAATCAAAGAAAGGGGGTTGCCTAAGTAGCTTTGACAATGTAAAGTGTTTGACACTGTCCAACTAGAAAGGAGAAAGCATGGAAGACCAAGTGCCAGTAGACAAGCTCGTGCGTATCTACATGAAGATGCGTACGGCCATTCAAGACCTTGACGCCCAGATCGAGGCGATCAAGGAGCAGCAGCAATCTGTCAAGAACGAGATCAAGGACCGGATGCGAGACACAGGGGTCAAGTCCCTGCGCACCGATCATGGCACCGTCTCTCTGATGGAGAAGACCCGGTTCTACACCACAGACTGGGACAGCTTCAAGAAGTTCATGGTGGAACAGGACGCGCTCGACCTGCTGGAGAAGCGCATCTCCCAGTCCAACATGAAGCTCTTCTTGGAAGAGAACCCAGGGGCGGTGCCCCCTGGACTGAACTCTGACACCGAGTTCGACATTTCCGTTCGCAAGCCTTCAACCAAGTAAGGAGTTACCTACATGAGCAATATCGCTTTGTTCAGCGGCTCTGCCGTTCCCGCGTTCGCCAAGAAGGGCGAACTGTCTGCCCTCGCCAAGTCCCTCGCTGGGGGTGGCGGTGGTGGCAAGCGCATCTCGATCAAGGGCGGTGTGTTCCGCCTGATGGTGGACGGCAAGGAAGTTGCCGCCATCGACGAGCGCTTCCTCGATGTGGTCATCGTCAACGCTGCTCCCAAGATCGGGCGTACGTTCTACATGAAGTCCTACGACGGGGACGCACCGTCTGGCCCCGACTGCTGGAGCGCTGATGGCGAGAAGCCCGATGCGTCTGCCGCCAACCCCCAGGCTACCAACTGCGCCTCGTGCCCCCAGAACGTCAAGGGTTCTGGTCAGGGTGAGTCGCGTGCTTGCCGCTACAGCCAGCGTCTGGCAGTGGTGCTGGCGAACGATGTGGACGGTGACGTCATGCAGCTTCAGTTGCCTGCCACCAGCATCTTCGGCAAGGAGGAAGGTGAGAACCGCCCGCTGCAGGCATACGCCCGCTACCTCGCTGCGCAAGGCGTGTCGCCCGAGACGCTGGTCACGCGCATGAAGTTCGACACCAAGTCGGAAGCCCCCAAGCTGCACTTCAAGCCGATGCGCTGGCTGAGCGAGGACGAGTACGCTTCGTCGGTGGAGCAGGGCCAGAGCGAGGATGCCAAGCGTGCCATCACCATGACGGTGGCGCAGACCGACAAGGTCGAGCCGCTGAAGCTGGAAGGCACCAAGACTGTTGCCAAGGTAGCAGCGCCTGCCCCCGCGCCTGCACCGGCTGAAGAAGAGGAACCGCCCGCACCCGCCCCCAAGCGTGGTCGCCCGCCCAAGGCCAAGGCTGAAGAGGTGGTTGAGGAAGAGGTCGAGCCGACCGTGCGTAAGGAAGAGAAGCCTGCTCCTGCGGCAAAGTCCTCTCTTGCCAAGCTGGCCGCTGATTGGGATGATGAGTAAAGGGTAATCGGGGGCTTCGGCCCCCTTTCAATGCCATGACCTACTCCGTCAAAACTGTGCATGACGTAAAGAACGCTCCGAGGGGCCTGGGCAATACGCTCGGGCGTCTTGCTGTGAGTCTGGACTTCAGCGTCATGCGCCTAGCCAAAGCCACTGGAGCTTCCCGCCAAACCATCTACAACTGGATGCTGGGCGGCGAAGTGATGGGTGTTTATCAACCGCGTGTCGAGCGCATTGTCCAAATCCTGAAGGACGCACGCTCGGCTGACACTGCATGGGGACAGATGTGCAAGGAATTCAACCTTCAAGCCTGACGCCAGAAGAACTGGTCCGGTATGCCTACCTGAAGAACGACAACGGGCTACCTAAGGACTGGTGCGATGCGCTGATCAAGGCAATCGAGACGCTGCTCGACACAGCCGACGACCTCAAATAACCTCGGGAGCTTCATGGAACCGCTTGAGTTTCTAGCGGCTGTGCTTCCGCCACCCGGTTTCGGGTACTACTGCGCAGCAGAACTGTCTTCCAAGAAGAAGCAGCACGCCTTTGTCGAGAACCTAGAGGAGATTCAGAGAAATGCAGACCTGTGGCTGACCCAGAGCAAGGACGTTTACTTCGCGCTGGCTACGTTCGAGGAGGCGGGCAAGCGCACCGCTGACAACGCCGAGTACATGCGCTCCATGTTCATCGACATGGATGGCTACGCGACCAAGAAGGACGCGGCTGAAGCGCTTGGTGGCTTCCTTGAGTCCACTGGGCTGGATGATCTGGCTACGCCCTACATCGTTGCCTCAGGCGGCGGACTGCACTGCTACTGGGCGTTCACCAAGCCGGTGACGGTAGGCATCTGGAAGCCTGTGGCCGAAGCGTTCAAGCGTCTGTGCAAGCAGCGCTCGTTGGCTATCGACATGACAGTCACCGCCGACGCGGCCCGCGTGCTGCGGGTGCCAGGGACACGCAACTTCAAGAAGAAGTACGGCACCCCACGCCCAGTCAAGCTCATGACCGAGGGCACAGCGTGTTCGTTCGAGGACTTCGCTGAAGCCGTGGAGCGTGCGCTGGGGCCGACCAGTGTCACTTCTGCGCAGGCACCAATGCCTGCCGCAAAGCTCGACATCCCCGGTAAACGGATTGAAGCACCCGCAGCCAGCAGCGTCAAGCTTGTTGAGAACAGCGTCACCAAGTTCAAGCTGATCATGCAACGCACCGCTGCAGGCGATGGTTGCGCACAACTTGCGCACTTCGTTGAGCACGCCGCTGATGAGGGCATGGAACCGCTGTGGCGTGGCTGGCTGTCCCAGGCCAAGCACTGTACGGACGGTGAGCGTGCTGCCATTTGGCTAAGTCAACTGCACCCCTACGAGCCTGAGCGCATGCAGACCAAGCTGCGCGAGATCAAGGGCCCGTACCCCTGCCTGAAGTTCGACAGTGAGAACCCCGGCATATGCGAAGGCTGCAAGCACTTCGGCAAGATCACCAACCCTCTGGCGCTCGGTCGAGAGATCCTCGCAGACAACACCGAGAAGCAGATTGAACTCACGCCCGTGGACCCGGAAGATCCCGAGGCACCACCGGTTACCGTCACGCGTCCTGTGCCTCCCAAGGGCTACTCCTACGGAGCCAAGGGCGGCGTGTTTGTCGAGCGTATGGTGGAGGAAGCTGACGGCACCAAGCGCAAGCAGCAGATCATGATCGTGCCCTACGATCTCTTCGTCGTAGACCTACTGAACAAGGACGGCGAGCACACCGTCCACATGGTGGCGAACCGCCCAGGCGCTCCCATCGATGTGCTGATGGCACAGCGCTACACGGTGTCCAAGGATGAGTGCCTGAAGACTCTGGCGCAGCAGAACATCATCGCTTCGTTCGGCGCTGGCAACGACAAGAACTTGTTCGAGTACGTACGCGCCTGCATCGAAGAGGCCAGCGTTACGAAGAAGGCCATCAAGATCCCAGGCCAGTACGGCTGGCAGGAAGACGGCACGTTCGTCTACAACGGCAAGGTCTACATGCAGGACGGCAGCACGCGCACAGTGCCGATGCCAGACCTAGTCAACATCACGCGCATCACGCGGTCACAGGGCACGCTGGAGGAGTGGAGACGCTTCCCTCAGATGCTCATGCGCAAGAAGCTCTACGACCTGATCGGCATCGCTTGCATCGGCTTCGGTGCGCCGCTGATGAAGTTCACACAGATGTCGGCGCTGACGTTCCACGGCGGGTCTACGGACTCAGGCACGGGCAAGTCGCTGGCGCTGAACCTCCTGAACTCGATCTGGGGCCATCCGATCCGCTACCGCACAGGCAAGTCCACATCGCCTGTGACCATGCAGCAGCGCATGGGTAACCTGAACTCGCTGCCGTTTACATCGGACGAGATCACGCACAAGTCTCGGCACGACATCGAGTGGTTCCCAGGCTTCATCTTCGACGCCTCGGAAGGCCAGGGCAAAGAGAAGAGCGAGGCGCATCACAACCGTGAGCGCTTGAACCTTGTGTCGTGGGCTACGTTGGTCTTCCTGACCTCCAACACCCACATGCACGACTACTTGTCGGGGGCACGGGAGCACACCTCACAGGGTGAGTTGCTGCGCATGCTGGAGTGGACGCCTGAGAACAAGCTGAACTGGACGCCGGAGGAGGAAGACCTCCTCAAGATCCCCATCAACAACCACGGCGTGGCGGGCGACAAGTACGTGCGCTGGCTGGTGCAGAACGCTGACGTTGCAGAGCGCCTGACCAAGGAATGCATCCGCCAGATCAAGGTCGAGTGGAACATGACAGGTGACGAGCGCTACTGGGCTGCAGGCTGCGGCTCGGTCATTGCCGGTGCCATCCTGGCGTCAAGCAAATATGCGGACATCATCGACCTGCCGGTGGACAAGGTCATCGAGTTCCTGAAGAACTTGGTGGAGAAGGCCCGCAAGGTGGTCAAGGCCGGCGGGCGCAGCGCTGAGGATGTGCTCAACGCCTTCACCCGTGAGCACTACGGCCAGTTCGTCGTGATCAAGCAGAGCAACGGCGCTCTGTTGGCTGCGCTCGGCAGCGGTCAGGAGATCGACCAGACGGTCACGCGCAGCAAGGTCATGGGCCGCGTGGAGCACGGCATCAACAAGAAGGGCCACGTTGAGTACTTCATCGAGGAGCAGGTGCTCAAGACGCACTGCGTGGCGCTGTCCTTCGGCTATGAAGCGTTCAAGAAGCAGATCCAGGCTACGCCTGGGTATGCGGTCGGCTTCGAGCGCAAGGACATGATGGCTAAGACCCGAGGCCCGCAGATGCGCGTGCGAACCATCTGCATCAGCAGGCCGGCTGAGGAAGACCCCCACGATGCTGCGGCACTATCCGTGGGACAAAGTTGAGAAGGGGCAGGGGTTCTTTGTCCCTGCCCTGGATCTAGAAGCCGAACGAAGAGCGGGACTGCTGGCTGCAGTCCCGCATCACCTCAAGGACGCCCGCGCCGCGTTCGTGATCAGGCGGGGGAAGCTTGGGGTGTTTTTCTATCGGCTACCGCCCTGACCGACTCAGCAAGCTTGATCTTCATCTGCCGCGCTTGGTCGAGCTTCTCGCGCTTCTGATCAGGCGTCAGGTTGGATGCACGGACACCGCGCTCGAACTCGGTGATCTGCCCCATGTACTCGCGGAAGCTTCCAGCCACAGATGCCAGCGCCATGTCGTCCATCCGCGCTGCGATGTACTTCTGGGCGTCAGCCGTACGCCCCTTGTTCATCAAGTCCTCGTAGGTCTCCTTGACCTGATTGACCTGCTTCATGCGCTCGTAGGTGGCGTCGATGATGCCGCTGGCATCCTTGGGCTGGAAGAGTGTGCCGATCACCGGCATGTCAGACATGCGCTTGGTAGCCGACTCAGGGCCACTGGAGCCGAACGGAGCGCTAAGCGCCTGGAGCAGCGCCATGCCCATGCCGCCCGTGTAGCCACGGATCAGGTACTCCAGCTTGACCGGCGAGAAGCCCGTGAGTTCGCCAACTTCCTTGGCAAGCGCTGTGGTGTTGTCGCGGTAACGGAACCCAGGCTCGACCATCTGCTCCCGAGAAGACTCGATGCTTCGCCCGGTATAAAGAGAAGTACCCAGGATGGTTTCCAACGCAGGCTTCACGGCTTGCGGCAGGAAGTACGACGATGCGCCTGGGATCATCTGCTGCACGATGTGCTTGCCAGCCTTCAGTGCTTCCTCGCCACCCTTGTCGTTGACGAGCGTGTTCACTATCGCCTCGGGCAGCGCCTTGAAGACATAACCCAACTCGAACGGGATGGGCAGACGCACCATCTGCTCGAAGCCCGGAACCTGCACGAACCAATTGCCGTACTTCTCTTCAGGCTTGGCGTTCTTGTAGGTCTCGTCGTCCTGCATCGCCAACGCGTAGGCCATGCTCATGCCGGCCAGCAGCAAGCCACGGGTCCAGAGCTTCTCGCGGATAGCCAAGCGCTCGTTCATCGGCATCTGACCTGCAAACGCCTTGTACAGAACGTCCAAGCCCTGGATCTGCGCGTTGAAGAACGGGATCAGCGTGCTGACCATGTGCAAGGTGGGCGACAGACCACGCGTGCTGAAGTTCATCGACTCCAGCGCCATGTACGTGGCTTCCATCTCGGACAAGCCTTGGTCTCGGTAGCTCTGATACTGTGCTTCACGAGTGAGCGCATCAGCCTGGGCCGACTTGGCCTCCAGCCATGCGAGCCCGCTGGTGACACTGACCTTGCCTGCTTGCATGTCCTTGAGCATGCGCGTGACATCCTCGGGCATGCCGGTGAACACCTGACCGCCTGTGATGCCTCGGGCACCGAGCGCCTTGGGCTTGCCGATCTGCTTGAGGGAGTCCAGTACCGGGACGAGGTTCGCGCCGCTGGTCATCGATGCCGCCAGCGAGTCACGGAACAACTGCCGCGCCATGTACACGGGAGACGCCACCACCGCACGCCGCAGGAACCGCGCAGGAATACCAAGGACGCGCACGAAGGACGGGAACATCGTCGGGATACCCGCCAGCCCCTTGACCAACAGATCACCATCAATGCCGATCTTGTCTGTGTCCACCACCGCGTAGTAGTCCTCGCCGTCACGCTTGAACGTCACTGCGCCGTCAGGCGTCTTGCCGCTCTTGGGCACCTTGGACACAGTAGCCAGCCCAACGTCCTTCAACTCGAACATCGCGTTCTTGGTAGCGAGGTTCTTCATCGACATGTCGAGCAGCATCGCCGTGTTCTGCACGCTGCTGGTCAAGAAGTCGAAGATGGCCTCATCACCACCGACAAGCTCCTTGAGGTGCGGGCTGTCCTTCAGGTTGCCGATGCGGATGGGCGTCTCCTTGCCCACGATAAGCTGCGCCACGCCATCCTTGACGCGGTAGTACGGCACATAGTCGTTGGACGCCAGCAGCGCCTTGGCATCGGACCTAGCCAACGCACCAGTCTGAACAGCGAACTCGATCAGGTTGCGGTTGTATTGGTTGTAGATGTCCCGCGCTTCGCTGAACGCTTCACGCAGCGTGTCGTTGGCTTCGATCTCAGCGCGTGCTGCATCCAAGTCAGCCTGCGTCACCTTGCCACCAAAGTTCAGTGCGTCGATACCTACGCGCTCGGCACGGATCGCAGCCAGATACAGCGTGAACAGACGGTTGGCAGCATCGGGACTACCAGCGGCCTTGACCACATCCTTGCCCTTGAGGATGTCTACGATCTGGCTGATGTTGGCTCCCGGCTTGGTCTCGATCAGACGCTCAGTGCCGCCGTCCTTGCGAGCCTTCTCCACGATCTCAGGCACACCATCAGAGATGGCTTGCGAGGTGAAGTGCATGCGCTGGTCATACATCCGCAGGTAGTACATCGCCTGCAGCGCCTTCTTCTGGTCGATGCCGCCCTTCTTGAGCGCCTCTTCCAGCGGTGCCAGCTTGTCCACGAACTGGGCACGGAAGCCCATGCCAAGGAAGTTGTCCTTGAGGTTCTGGATGACGCCCTTCTCTTTGGCGATCAGGCTGTCAGCTACGCGGTTGGCGGTAGCCATGCCCGGAGCCTCACGGCGTGCGGACGGTGCCGGTGCTGCCTGGATAACCTGAGACGGCATGAACAGCTTGTAGGCGTTCTCCACAGCCTTCTCGGATGCAGACATGCGCGGCATGCCGATGAGACGCATGAGCGCGTTGTAGATGCGCTTGAGCAGTCCGGGCTTCGTGTCCAGCTTGTCGCGGAACGCTTGGTTGGACATCAACTCAGAGACGAACTCCTTGACATCCGTACGCCCGTACTCGCGTGCAAACTCGGGCTGCTTCTGGATGGCCGCGTGGAGGTTCTCGATCTCTTGACGAGCAGCACGCTGCTCAGGCGTCAGCGTCTTGGGGTCAGCCTCCAGCACCCGCATGGTGGCCGCATGGGTCAACTCGTGCGTCAGCACTTCTTCGGACAACGCGTCACGGTGTAGCTGCACCAGATTCTTGGACGCAACGTACAGACCTTCGATCTGCTTGCCGTCCTTGGCAAGCTGGTCACGTACCTCCAGCTTGGTACGCATCGTCATGTCGCCCAAGCGCTTAGCCAGCGTACGCACAAACTCCGTGGAACCGTTCTCGCTCAGATCTGCAAGAGCCGTACGGATGTCGCCGTCTTCAACAGCTTCCGTAGTCGCAGCGTTGAGCGCAGTGGACTCACGCGACTCGTACTCGGGACCAGCTTCACGGAAGAACACATCTTCGTTGGGCCCACCAAGAATCTCGGGTTCAAACGCCTCAAGCTCTTCGCTCTCCGCCACAGCCCTGGCCCTGCGCTTGGCCTTTGCTGCTTTGCTCTGTACCGCCTTGAGGCGTGCTTTGGCTTCATCATCCGCTTGCTTGCGTTCCGCAGCCCGCTGCGCTGCTACCTCTGCTGCCTTTGCGGCGCGTGCCTTACGTTCAGCACGGATGGGCGCAGCCGCTTCTTCTGCGGCAGCTTGCTCTGCCCGAGTGATCGCCACATCGCGTTGCTTCTCACCACGAGCTTCGGTCAGACGCTGGCGGGTATCCGTTGCAGTGATCCCGGCACGGCTTTCGGGAGACTCGGTGCGCAACGCCTTGGGCGGAATAACTTCAGCGCGGGTCAACGGGCCGATGGCGCGTTGTTGCGTACCTTCAGCGACACCCAGGCGCTCGCCTGGGATGCGGTTGCGTAGGATCTCCGTGTTCAGTTCTTCGCGGTATGCACGAAGTTCTGCGGGATCAACACGCGTAACTTTCGGGTAGTTCTGCGCTGCCGCCAGCAAGCGTTGGTGCTTGTCGCGCTTGGCCGTATCCACATCGATAGCGGCCTGAATCTTGGCCCGCTTACCTTCAAGGATCTGCTCTTGTGCTGCCGCATCGCCTTTGGTTTTGGCCTGCTCACGCGTGGTGAGTTTGACAGCGGCAAGCTGCTTGTTCAGACCATCCAATCGTTGCTCAGCCGCCGCAAGATCCGCTTGCTTCTTCTGGATCAACGCAGGGCGTGTAGCCTCTGCCGCTTCCATCTTTTGCAGCTTCTGCTGCAGGTATGCATCTGCCTGCTCAGACGCCTGAATGCGTTCATCCGCACCTAGGCGTGGGTTGTACGCGGCCTCGACAAGCTTGGTGTACTTCTCATCTGCCAGCGTCTCGCCGGTCTGCTGCTCGAACTGCACAAGAGTGCGCGGCCCAGCCTCGGCACGCTCCAAGCGTGCCTGCTCTTCACGGCGTTTAGTGGCGTCTTCGGCTTCGCGGGTAGCAAGTGTGGAGATAGGCGCAGCGGGTGCGGGCGCTGGAGCAGGTGCAGGCTCAACACCGGGAAGCTCGGGCTGCGGCGCTGCTTTTGCGGTCTCCATCGTCTGAAGCACATTGCGTATGCGGGCAGTATCGGCAGGGTCCGCACGCCCCGTGTTCAGCGTCTGATAGAGCCACGTAGCTACCTGCTGCGGAGGCATGACTTCTGCAGGAGCGGCGGGCACCACCTTGCTTGGGCCTTGGGTCATCGCCGTAGCCGCACGTTGGCGCATTTCAGTAGCGCCCTCTGCAGCGCGTGCCGTAGCGGCACGCATGAACGCTGGCACATCCGCCTGGATCTGCTGAACAACCGTCTTGGTCTCTTCATCCACACGCGGAGACGCCATCACCCGCTCGGTCAGCGCACCGATTTGCTTTGTCAATGCAGGCGCAGGTTGAGTGGACGGTACAGCCTCTTGCGGAGGTATTGCGACACGACGGGTTTCAGTCGCTTCTGGAGCAAGCGTGTCCAGCTTGGACTGCAGCGCACCAAGCTGTTTGTCAATCGCGGCGGCACGTTCGGGACGGTCCGCCGCTTCACTGCGCCGGACTTCCAGGGCATCAATCTGAGCTTGAAGCTTTTGTGCTTGCGCTCCCATCTTGGGAGCCTCCACCGTGCGCGTAACCTGCTCGCGTGCCGGAGCAAACATATCCAACTGAGGCGCTTGGCGGAACTGCTCGGCTTCTTGAGCACGTTGCGTTTCGACTTGTGCGGCCTCTTCACGAGCGGCTTGCTGTTCCAACGCGCCTTGCGTACGCATGGTGGCTGCTGCTTCACGGCCTGCGCCCATAGCTTCGCCCAGAGCGTCCCGGCGTTGCTGCTCTGCAGCAATTGCTGCAGGCGCAAACAGCCCTTGATCAGGCGTTGGGATCTGCTGAAGCTTCTGCCGCGCAGCAATCAGTTGCTGACCAAACTTCAGTACGTCATCCTGTTCGCCCGCCTCCTTGGCTTGAGCGAACTTCTTCTCCAACTTCTGTACTTCTTTCTGTACAGCCTCAAACTGCGGAACCTGGGGCAGCTTGCCTAGCGCCTCTTGCGCCTTATCAAGCGCGACTTGTGTACGCTGCGCTTGCTCAGCGACCTTCATCGCGTCTTCAGGCGACTCGGCTTCAGACATGGCCGTGCGCTGCTGTGTCAGCAGATCGTTCAGTCCACGGGCTTCTTGCTCGTAGCGAGGACGCGCAACTTCTGGCGCTTCAGGCTCGGGCTCCGCCGCAGGCGGCTCAGTCACACGCCCAGGTGGCGGTGTCAACTGCAGCACTTGCTCTCGTGCTTTCTCGACAGCATCGGGGCCACCAGCGGCGAGGTACTCTTTGCGCTGCTCCTTGAGCTTGGGCTCAAGCTCTTTAAGCTGCTGCTGGATCAGGACGTTGCGGTCCTTGTCCTCTTGCGACAGCGGCGCTTCCTTGGTTCCCTTGATGATCTGCGCCATCAAGTCGGACTTCTGCTTGTTCAGCGCTTCGTACTGGTCTGCCAAGCCCAGAATGTAGTCCGGCTGGGACTTCTTGGCCTTCTCTTCGGCCTGTTGAGCCTCGCGCTCTTTGGTCGCCTGCTGCTCTAGCAACCCTCGCGCTTCGCGTTGCTCACGCCCACGCTCCACATACCGGCCAGCAGGAGCCAAGGTGCCGCCCAGGACGGCACCGCCAAGGAAGCTTTCAAAGTACTCTGCCCGAGCCTTCTCGTCCGTGATGTTCAGGCCCGCTTGCAAGCGCTCAAACACCTGCTGTGCGGACTCCGTCAAACCTTCGATGCCTGCGGTCTTGCCCGTCTTGGCGGTGTAGTCGATGAGCGTCTTCTTCAGGCCTTGCTCAGCGATGTCCTTGGCGGTCTCGGCAGTGACCTTGACGCCTGCCTGACCGAACATACGTCCGATGCCAGGGATCATCCGCATGGACAGCGTATCAAGCGCGGCCTGAGGGACTGCTGCCAGCGCGGCAGCACCCAGATCTGTCTCAGAGAGCTTCTTGCCCTCTTCCATCTGACGCGACAAGTTGGTCGCCGTGAACTGACCAGCGGAAGTCAGACCAGCAGCGCCAAGGCCCGCAACGGCAGCAGCCGTACCCGTGAGAGGCAGTGCAGCAGCGCCAAGACCAGCGGCAAGAGGAGCCGCCATATACGGCAAAGAGCCGCCCAGAAGCTCAGTGAACTTCGTGACGGGCGCTTCGGTCCAGCCTGCTTCGGTAGGCTTGAAAATCTCCTTGGCTCGCTTCTGTGCGGCTTCGTACTCCGCCTGGGCCTTGGCTTCGTCCTTCAGGCCGACCTTGCCCAAGAGGGCAGAGATGCCCCCACCAAGCTCGGTAGCACCGGCCTTGAGCGCGGGGATGAAGCCAGATTCAGGCTGACCGCCGCCCCCTAGTTGGCGTCGAATGATTGCCGCCGCCTCTTCCCTGGACACACTGTCCGGGAATTCAACTGTGCGTCCGTCAGGAAGAGCTACGGTGTAGGGCATGCTTTACTCGATCTTGCCTGTTGCAGGGTTGTACTTTAGCTGTCTGCCCGGAGCAGCGCCAGAGGCCGCGCCCGAAGCGGTCTTGAATCCCGCGACAAAATCTTCAAACGTCGGGTTGCCCAACATAAGCTTGTTCTTGCTGTAGATCTCATACAGCTTGACCATCCGATCCTCATCCCGCTTAGATGACTGGATATCTTCATACATCTTGCGGTTCTTGGGATCTTGCAGCCACTGCATCAGCGCGATTTCGCCAGGGGGCTTGCCCGCTTGAATCATCGCCGCCCGCGCTTGTGTCTCGCTCGAAGCCGCATTACGCAGTGCCGCAATACCCGACGCCTGCTGTACCTGCTCTCCTACTGCTTCCTTGCGAATGCCGCGCTGCGTGTTGAACAGTTCGGCCTTGATGTCCTCTGCTTTTGCCAGAGCATCGCGCTTGAGTTTGTCATCGCCGACAACATCCGCATGCTGAGCTTGTGCCATCGTGATGTTCAACTGCGCAGTCAGATCGTTGTAGCGACCCTGCAGGGCCTGAACACGCTTGCGCTGTTCGCCCATGAACTCTGAACCCGCGCCTGCAGCAGCGGCAAGACCTTGACCAAAACGCTTAGCACCGCCAGTGGCAGCAGCCATACGGCCCAACGCTTCAGCGTTACCGAACAATCCTGCGGCTCTTTCTGCCCGGGCCTCCTCAAGCGCTTTCTTTTGCGGGTCATAAGCACTGCCCAAGACCTGTTGCAGGCGTTCGCGTGAAGCCAAAACGTCGGGATTCACCGTGCCCATCTGCCGCGCAAGCGCTTCTCTGGATCGTGCAAGCGCTTCTGCCCTTTCCTGATCCGCCTTGATCTCTGCTTGACGTTCTGGAGACAAAGACGGAAGCCCCATGATTGGGGTTGAAGCCGGTGCCGCAGCCTGCATACGCGGACCTGCAGGAGGAGCCGATAGTGAACGTCCGATGGACGGAGCCATTGGTGCGGCTGCAGCCGCAGTAGGCGCAGGTGCTCTGCGAAGCAGGCGGGCAAGCTCATCGCCCGTATCCGCCGCAGGAATGTCCGCTTCTCTGGGAAAGCGCTCTGCAAACGACCGACCGATGCCTTGTTGGCGTGACAACTCGGCCCGCTTTTGCGAACGCCTGATACGCTCCATGAGCGGCAAACCCGGATCATCACTCAGATCTTCCGTTTCGCCACCGTCTTCAAATGCCACCGCTCCGCCGCCTGCGTAGGCTTGGGGCTCCATCTGCTCCGCCGCTTGGACAACTTGTGCTGCCACCGGGGGCTGCTGCTGCATTTGGGCGTTCTGCGCCATGGCCTGCTGCCCTTGCGCAGCCATCATCGCTTGGGCTTCTTTCTGCTTCTCAGCCAGCGCAGAGATCACCGCCCAAAGCGGGGGATTACCCGGCTGTGGATTCTGGTACAGCATCTTCAACTGCTCAAGCGGCATGTTCTTGAGCGAACCCGTCATAGCCTGCGGCGTAGGAGCGCCTTGCTGCTGCGGCATCATTCCTGGCATCTGCTGCATGGGAGCCTGCCCAGGCATGGGGGCTTGACCCGGCATCGGGCCTTGTTGTGCTTGTGGCAGAGAAGCCAATCCTTGCTGCGGAATCATGGGGTGTCGTCCTTACTTCGGCGTAGCGGTAGGGTTCAGCATTTGATACAGCGCAAGCCCAGAGAGTCCACCAGACAACGCTGCGGACAGACCAGATTGCCCCTCGTTGTATGCACGCGCTTGGAGAGGCAGACCTTGCAGCAGACTCTGCATGTACGTGGCCTGTTGGTACGGGTACTTCATAGATTCTTGGAATTGCTGGTACGCAAAGTCAAGCGGCTGTTGTGCCAACTGCTGCTGTGTAGCGCCAGCGCCAAGAAGCGCCTGCAGACCTGCAAGCTGCTGACCGTACTGCTGCGTACCCAATCCACCAAGCGCTTGTGCTGCGGCGATCTGCTGCTGCAGACCTTGGAGACCGTATTGAGCGCCGAATTGCCGTGAGGCTTCCGTCTGTTGAGCGCCTTGCAGACCGTACTGTGCAGCAAGTTGAGCAGCGTTCATCTGTTGGCCGTAGCCAAACTGACGCGAAGCCTCCTGTGCCTGCAGTCCCGACAACCCATACTGAGCGCGGAGTTGGTCGATATTGGTCTGTTGCTGTGCAGTAAACTGGCGCGACAGGTCAGACGCCTTCTGAGCGTCCATCCCGAACTGAGCCTGCAACTGCGCTGCAGTCATCTGTTGACCAGACGCAAACTGACGCGCTGCTTCCTGAGCCTGCTGGGCGGACAATCCATACTGCGCTGCAAGCTGCGCTGCCTGCATCTGCTGACCGGCACCAAACTGACGCTCCTGAGCCGTCTGTTGCTGTGCTTGCAAGCCAAGCTGGGAACCAATCTGCGCGGTATTGAGCGCCTGCTGCTGTGCAAACTGCCGGGACAGATCCGTCGCCTTCTGAGCGTCAAGACCGAACTGCGTTTGAAGCTGCTGGGCCGTGAGCATCTGGCCTGCGTTGAACTGACGCGCAGCCTCTTGTGCCTGTTGTGCAGACAGGCCGTACTGTGCTTGCAGTTGAGACGCTTGCATCTGCTGCCCTGCGCCAAATTGGCGTGAGGCTTCTGCAGCTTGCTGTGCAGTCATGCCTTGCTGAGATGCAAACTCAGCGCTACGTGCGGCCTGCTGTGCGCCAAACTGACGCGACATCTCTTCAGCCTTCTGCGCATCCAGACCAAACTGAGCCTGGAGTTGTGCAGCGGTCATCTGCTGACCTGCATTGAACTGCCTTGCAGCTTCCGTAGCTTGTTCACGCGACAGGCCGAACTGGGCTTCAAGCTGGGCTGCAGTCATCTGCTGGCCTGCGCCAAACTGCTTGGCCTGCTCGGTGGCCTTACGTGCCTCCAGCAACTGCGCCAAACCCTGCATGCCGTACTGAGCACCGAACTGGCGAGACGCCTCGGTAGCCTTCTGCGCTTCAAGCCCAAACTGAGCACCGCGTTCAGCGCCAAACTGCTTCGCCGCTTCAGTGGCTTGCTGGGCAGTCATGCCAAGCTGAGCTTCCTGTGCGCGTTGAGCCAGCGCCCGGTCGTATGCCCCTTGCAGCCCCTTGGCGCGAATGTCGCCCATCTGAGTTGCCAGATTACGCTGCGCTTCTGCGTTCTCAATGGCTTGACGGGCACCACCGAAGGCCCCCGCCTGAGCATACTTGGCACCACGGGCAGTACCGGCAATGTCTGCTTGCCGCTGCGCTTCACGAGCTTCGATATCAGAGACAGCGCTCTGGTACGGGCTCATGTAGGACTGCACGGACCCTACTGGACCAAGCCCTGTGGTGATGCCTTCTGGGTTGTAGTTAAACCCAGGACTGAACTGGCTGGTCTGGTACGTGGTCGGCGTGATGCCTTCAGCCAGATTTGATGCCTGATAAGCGCTGGGCGCTTGGAACTGATCAGAAAACTGCGTGGTAGGCCCAGTCTGAGGAGCCTGGAAACCCGGCCTAAATGCCCCGGTCTGATACTGTGAAGGCGCTTGATAACCAACCTGAAACTGTCCGGCTTGGAACTGCCCAGGCGCTTGGAACTGATTGCCGAACTGCGTTGCCTGAGAGGGACCGTACTGGAAGTTTGCAGCGTAGTTGGTAGGCGTAAACGCACTCGGCGCTTGGAACCCAGACGTTGCAGTGGTGGGTTGATACCCAGGCTGCTGTTGGAACTGGTTCGTGAACTGCGTCTGCTGCGTCGGAGTAGGCGCGTTGAACTGGGAACCAAACTGCGTTGGCGCATACCCAGCGGTGCTGGCAAACTGATTGCCAAACTGACCTGTTTGGAATTGCCCCGGCGCTTGGTAGAAGTTACCGAACAGTCCCGGAGAGTACCCGAGGTTGCCCGCCGCCTGCCCTGCTTGAGTCAGGAAGTTAGTCGCAGTGCCAAACTGGGACGGCAACTGCAGGTTGCCAAGACCTTGAAACGCTTGGGTCTGAAGTCCAGACGGGCCTGCGTAGCGCTGGCCGGTGTACTCTTGGTACGGCAGGTTGGCAAGCCCCTGCCCACGCGACAGCATGTCGTAAACATACGGCGCAAAGTTTGGAGAGAGGGTTGACTGTGCGGGGTCGATAACTTCGTCAGCCATCATGCTTTCCTTTCAAGCTCGCGCATCAGGGCGTAGAGCCCTTTGGTACTTCGACCGGGCGGAATGTAGGCTTCGCCGTTAGAGACTTTGGCAGGAGTGGTCCCGTTGCGCCCGTGGATTGTCGCTGGGATTGAGTCGCTTGTGGACGTTCCTGGGCCAGTAATTGGGCGTGCTTCGGGGAGTATCTGCTGCAGCGCTTCTTGCCCCCCAGCGCCTTGCACAGCGTCACCGGTCATCACGAAGCCACCGTCTTCCATCTGCACCTGTCCACCACCTGCGTAGGCTTGCATCAGACCGCCATTGGCTGCATATCGAGCGATGGGTGTGCCACCAGCACCGGGAGCAACAGTGCGTGTGTACTGACGTGGGCCTTGGTAAGCCAGCTTGGTGCCACCACCTCCGGCTTTTTGCCGATCAAGCGCGGACAGCAGCGCCATGATGGCCGCGAGACCGCCCTTGGATGTTGCAAGGTCAAGACCTTGACCTAGTAGCTTTTGCGCCCCGCCCGCACGATTAAGCGCATTGATGAACCCAGTCATTCCGGTTCCGGTCCACCCAGGATAAAGCTCTACGCCACCAGCAGGGATGGTGTCTTGTGTACCGCCGCCATAACCCTTGTCGTACTCGTCGGCGTATGTGTAATTGGGGTTGCTACTAACAACATCCCATTCGGGCTGCTCATTAGCTGTTGTGTCTAGGTTTAACAAATCAAACCAATCCATTTTTAACCTCTCAGAATTCTCAACAGATCATCTTCTGTTGTAGGTGTTTCGGCAAGTAGCGAACCAAAAGGACTGTCGGGCATATCAACAAGTTTCTGCGCCGCTTCCCGCTGTTGCTGAGGCGTCCCCATGAATCCCAATGCAAAGAGGAGCAACGCATCATACGTTGGCCGTGCAGGTGGAGGTGGCGGAGGTGGCGGTGGCGGAGGTGGCGGAGGTGGCGGAGGTGGCGGAGGTGGCGGAGGCGGAGGTGGCGGTGGCGGTGGCGGTGGCGGTGGGGGTGGCGGTGGCGGTGGCGGCGTTACAACTACCGGAGGCCTTGGCGGGGGCTCAACAACTTCAGGCGTCTCGGTAGGCGGTATTACGGCGGTGTCTACAGGAGTCGGGGCAGGGGCAGGAACA